CTGGCTGCGGAGCGCTACGGCGCGCCGAAGCCAGTCGCGGTCGTGACTGCTGGCACGAGGGCGGGACGGAGGTCGGCCTGATGCGCTACCTCCTCCTCCTCGCCGTCAGCTGCAGCGCTCCGGCGCCCGCCACTGCCGTCCAGTCCGACGACGCTTCGCTCGCGCCCTACGCGGCACCGGACTACGGCGTCGTCCACGTCGACCGCGCGCAGGGCGCCCGCATCTGCGCGCCGATGGCCATCCGGTACGAGACCGGCATCGCGGCGGCCCGCTGGCATGAGCGGTCCGACGTGCCATTCGAGCTGCTCTGCCACGAGCCGACGATCGTCGTGCAGTGGGGCGACGTCGGCGGCTACTACGGACAGCTCGTCTACTGGAGCCACGATGGAGAGCCGGCGCTGATCCTGCTGACGCCGGACCTGCCGGTGAGGCAACTCATCCCCGTGCTCACGCACGAGCTCGGGCATGCTCTCTCTCCGGTGGAGGGACCGCACCACCACCACGAGCCTGGAATCCTCGGCGACCCGTGGGTGGACGAGATCACCGACGCGGACATGCGGTTGGTGTTTGGGGGTGCCTCGTGACACCCCTCGGCCATGCCATGGCGTCGCGCGTCGCGCGAGTCGATGCTCTGCGCGCTAAGACAGATGAGGAGAGCGCGCACCTGCACGCGACGGCTGACCTGGCGGCGCACCGCACGGTGGATGCCGTCTACCGCGAGTGGGACACGAGCCTCGCCGACGTCGAGCGCCGCGTGCTCGAGGAGGGGGTCTGATGGACTGCATGTGCGAGTTCGACGACGAGTGCAACGGGCTCGGGACGCTCCACTGCCGCGGCTGTGGCGGTGACCTGTGCGTCTGCGCCTGTGGCGGCGAACTGTGCGTCTGCGCCTGTGGCGGCGAACTGGACTGCGACGGCTGCCCCAACTGCATGGAGCTCGACCCGATGGATCGCATCGGCGACCACGACTCCGACGAGGAGGACTGCCCGTGAACCGCCGCGGCTACCCGCTCCGCTACTGGGCGGCGCAGGCCCGGGACGGACTGCACGCCATCGGTCTCGCCGAGGATGCCCGCCACATCGACGAGCTCTCGCGCGGCAACTGCCGACTCGGCCCGCTCGGAGACCAGGTGCAGGCGTCGCTCCGGCTCGCTCGCGCGGCTGAGGCGGTGCTGACCGCTTTGCAGGTGAAGCCCCGGCACATCCGCAACGCTCAGGACGCGCGCGAGGCCCTCGAGGCGATGGCCGAGATGCTGCGCGAGACCGACGAGGCGCACGCCGAACCGGCGATGGGAGGGTACTGATGGTCTCGCTCAAGATCATTCTGGACGGAGATGGCTCTTTTCCAGAGCTGCAGCAAAAGCGGATCCACACCACCCAGGAAGAGATCACCGTGACCGCGCTCGGTGGCGGCATGGCCAGCGGAAAGCCGTCGGTGGCGCTCGTGATCCCGCTTCCCGACGGATCTGTCATGTTCGCCGAGACGAGCTTGGCGCTGTTTCTCAGTGCGGCGGAAGTGCTCAAGGCGAAGTGGGGGGATCCCAGATGAGCCCTATCGAGAGCGTCGTCGCAGAAATGAACCGCGCCACCTGGGCGGGCGAGCACAGCCGCGCCGCTGGTCTCTGGTTCGCGCTCGTCAAGCCTGGCTCGTTTCGCGTGGCCACGCGCAGGATCCGCAGGAGGTACGGCCGGTGGTAATCGAACCCGAAGGCCCCCAGGTCCGCAGCACGCTACCCGCGCAACCGTGGACCGCGCGCCTGATCGCGTGGCTCCGTGCGCTCGGGCGAAGGTGCGACCGCTGCGGCCTCCGGGGCGCGGTGCAGTACGGAGAAGAGATGCTCTGCGCCACCTGCAGGCGCGACCACGAGGTCGAGCCGACGAGCGGAGGCGGACGGTGACTCGCGGCTTCTCGCTCCGCACAAGCGGCCGCACGAACCCGAGCGAAGCGACCCAGCGCCAGGCGGCTACGCTGCGCGCGAAGGCGCGGGAGATTCGGCGCCAGGTCGAGCATCACGTCGAGGAGGCGCGGCGACTGACCGTGCAAGCCGAGCAGATCGAGCGGAGCGCGCGCGAACTCGACGGAGGCAGCTAGTGGGCCTCGATTGCGCGCTCCGCATCGGTGAGCACCCGGTGCTCAGCATGTCTCGGTGGCTGCGCGTCAACTGCGCCTACGCGAGCGTCACTCTGTACCGCGACCCGAGCGCGAACCTGGCGGGGCTCCTCGAGCACATGGCGAGCGTCGTCGGCGCTGCGTGTGCGGCTCCCAACAATCTTTCAGCGACCCGCCTTGGTGGCGGGAGCTGTTGAGCAACGACAACAGAAAGGGTAGGGGAACAATGGCACAATTCAAGATCCCGTTTGGGAAGGCAAAAGGGCAGACGCTCGACGCGGCGAGCGAGGCGGACATCCGCTGGGTGGCGGGCAAGATCAAAGAGAAGCTCGACGCGGACCCTAACAAGCCGTACGCGGACAAGGACCGTCGATTCCTCGATGCGGTCAACGCCGAGCTGCAGCGTCGGCGCAACGGTGGGGGGGCTCCGGCACAGGCGATACAGCGACAGGCGCCCAGCGTCGCGCTAGTCGAATCTTACATCGACCCGGCGAAGGCCACGGCCGCGCTGCAACAGGCGACGCAGCATTTCCATCTCGTGACGCCTGCCACCTCGGTCGGCAACCTGCCGGACGGGTGCGAGGTCCAGTTGAGCATGGTGCAGATCTCTCAGGACGATCCGCATCTCTACACAGTGGGCGACAAGGTCGCCCTCGACAAGTACCACTTGATCGCAATCCTCAACGCGGCCGCGGGCAGCATCGACTACCTGCGTCGCGTCGACAACGGGAGTCACCCACACTATTGCGCGTGCGAGGCGCAGGTCAGCTATCGCATGTTCGACGGTTCGCTCATCCGGCGGCCCGGCAACGCCGAGATGGACGTACGCGCTCCGGATGGCCAGCGCTACGTCGAGATCGTCGAGAAAGCAAAGAACGCGACCCCGCCGCGCGACCCGTCGCGCCAGTTGCTCGAACTGCGGAAGTTCCTGCTGCCGCAGACCGAGAGCCGCGCGCTCAATCGAGCGATCGCCAACATGGGCGTGCGGCGCTCCTACGAGCGGGGCGAGCTTTCGAGGCCCTTCATGGTCGCACGAGTCATGTTCACCGGGAGGAGCGAGGATCCCGAGGCCCGTAAGCAGTTCCGCGCCGCGATCGCTCAGAGCTTCCTCGGAGCGACTGCCGGGATGTACGGTCCGCCGCAGCAGCTCCCGCCGGCAACGACACACACTCCAGCGCCGCCGCTTTCGGCGCCCCCCTTCCGAGACACCGATGGTTCTGACGAGCCGTACGAGTACGAGTACGACGATCCGGCGCCGGCGACCGCTGCAGCCACTCCAGCGCAGCAGGCTCCGCAGCAGGCTGCGGCACCCCCCCCGCAGCAACCGCCCGCCGGCGCCGGCGACGCGTGGGAGGGAGATGTCGACGAACAGGGGCGACTGCTGTGATCCGTGTGCGCTGCAGATGGCCCGAGCAGCCGAGCGACGAGGAGCGGTGGCCCAGCATGTTCGCGACGCTGCCGCGCTCGGGTGAGTTCGTCGAGAGCAACACAGGTCGCCGGCTCCGCGTCGTGCGGGTGACGCACCTCAGCGTGACGCGGTCCACCGAGGCGGGAGAAATGCTCCCGCCGTTCATCGAATTGGAGCTTGGACAATGAAGCGATGCCCCAAGTGTGGCGTACCGAAGTCGCCTGCAGGATTCTACTCCGACCGCTCCCGCAAGGACGGACTCAGCAACCGTTGCAAGCCATGCGTCCTTGCTGATCGAGCAGCATACCGGGCCGAGAACCGTGAGCAGCTAAAAGCGCAGGCTCATAGCGATCGGCGACGCACCCCGGAGCGGGGATGTTGGCACATGATGCTAGACAGGTGCTACGACGAGAAGAACTCGGCGTTCCACCTGTACGGCGGGCGCGGCATTACAGTCTGCTCTCGCTGGCGCAAAAGCTTCGAGGCTTTTCAGCGGGACATGGGGCCGCGTCCGTCGCGGCGACACTCCGTCGACCGCATCAACACGGATGGCAACTACGAGCCGGGCAACTGCAGGTGGGCAACGCCGAAGGAGCAGGCTCGCAACATGCGGTCGAACCGCATCCTAACCGCATTCGGAAAATCACTTTGCGTCGCCGCCTGGGCCGAGGAGACCGGAATCCCTGTCGGGGTCTTGCGAGACCGCATTGGTAAGCTGGGCTGGGAGACTGAGCGGGCGCTGTCCACTCCGGCACGAAGGAGGGCGGCAGCATGAGACTCGCGCTCATCTCCGATCAACACTTCGACGCGTCGTCCCGCTGGGAAGAGATGCTGCGAATCGCGGGCTGGATCGCCGGCGACATTGCCCAGAGGGAGGTTGACCTCGTTGTGCTCGGCGGGGATCTGTTCGAGCGCCGGCCCGTCCCGCTCGAAACGAAAGCCGCCGCGCAATGGCTCATCTCCCTGGCGGAGACCTCCCCTGTCGTGGGTGTGTACGGAAACCACGACGTACCGGAGTCGCTCGCCGTGATGAACCGACTTGAGGCGCGGCACCCTATCACGATCTACGACCGTCCAGCCGTACACTACGCGGCCGGCGCCGCGATCGCATGCTTGCCGTGGCCTCGCAAGGCCCACCTACTCGCCGCCGTTGGGGCCAACGCGGACGCGGACGCCGTGGCGCACGGCGCTCTGCAGACGGTGTTGCTCGGGCTCGGCGATGAACTGGAGCGCTTCGAAGGCCCGCGCCTTTTCGTCGGCCACGTGATGATGCGCGGTTCGAAGGTATCCACCGGGCAGCCGCTCGCACCGGGGGCGGACTTCGAGATTGGTCTCGAAGACCTGGCGCTCGCCCGCGCGTATTTCTACGGGCTCGGTCACATTCACATGGGGCCCGGTAACGAGTGGAAGGTCGGTGATGCTCCGGCTGTCTTTCCTGGTAGCCCCAGGCGCACCAGCTACGGAGAGACGGAGCCCAAGGGATACGTGATCGCGGAAGTCGACGAGCACGGTCCCATCGGATGGGAGCGCATCGAAACACCGTGCACCCCGATGTGTCTGCTCGAGTACCATTGGGATGGCGAGGGTTTCTGGGGCAGCGATGTGCCGGCCGCGTTGGTCGAGCCCGGTGCCGAGGTCCGATATCGATACAGTGTTGCGTCGGAGCACCGGGAGTCAGCGAAGGCCGCCGCGCTGCAGCTTCGCGATGACCTGATCCGCGATTGCGGGGTCGCTTCGGTCAAGATAGAGGAGAGGGTAACGGCCACCAAACGAGCGCGCGCCCCCGAGCTCGCGCAGGCGGCGACGCTGCCCGACAAATTGCAGGCGCTGTGGCGCAGTCGCAACGACGTGCCCGACGACGAGCGGGCCGCACGATTGATCGGCAAGGTTCACACACTCGAGGAGCAGAATGTCTAGAACGACGCACACCTACGCGAAGCTGGAAGTCACCGAGGCGACGTGGCAGGAGATTGCCGACAAGCTGCGGGCCGCGGGATACGATCATGCCTTCCACGACGGTGTGATCGACATGCATGGAATCGGGCTGCAGCAGCTCGAGCGCCATCCGGAGCAGCTCTCCGAGGTATCGTACCGACTGGGTACCGAGCAGACGCTTCGCAAGCTCGCGAAGCTGGTCGACAACGCGACGCCGCCGGGCCTCGGGTTCGTCCTGGTGCTGGCGACGTTCGGCGAGCCAGATGAGTCGCACCAGCACATGGCTTACATGTCGAGCATCCAACGCGACACCGCGTCCAGGATGCTGCGCGAGCTCCTCGGTAAGTGGGAGCAGGAAGGCACCGTGCGATGAGACTCGAATCCCTCCGCATCCGTGGTCTCGGTCCCTTCCGCGACGAACAGCAAGTCGACCTCACCCATCTCGGCGACGCCCGCGTGGTAGCCGTCTGTGGATCCAACGGTGCCGGCAAGAGTACCCTCAACGAGCTGTTTCCCGGAGCGCTCTATCGCCAGTGCCCGACGCGCGGCTCGCTCCAATCGCTCGCCACCGAGCGCGAGTCTTTCGTCGAGGTCCGGATCGTCAACGGGGCGCCGTACACCGTGCGGCAAACGTGTGACGCCGTGTCCGGCAAAGGCGAGAGCCTGGTCATGGACGGCGACGGAACGGCTCTCGTTGAAAGCGGGAAACGCAAGGACTTTGACGCCTGGGCGACGAAGCACCTACCGCCGCCCGAGGTGTTCCTCGCGTCGCAGTTCGCGTCGCAGGGTTCGGGGGGCGTGCTCGCGATGAAGCCTGGCGAAAGAAAAGCCGTCCTGCTTCGCGCCCTGGGCGTAGAGCGACTCGAATCCCTCGCCGAACGCGCGCGCACCCGCAAGAGCTCAGCGAGCGCCCAGCTCGACACCCTCGTCGCCCGGCTCAACGACGAGCGCGAGCGGGGAGGCGACGTCGCCGCTCTCGATGCCGAGCTGCAGGGCGTGCGGTCCTCGCTGCAAGCGGCCGAGCAGGAGCTCGCCGGCGCTCGCCAGGCGCTCGAGGATTCCCGCGCCGCAAAGGCCGCCTACGACGCCGCTATGGCTGAGCGTGGGCGGGTGGCGGAGCAGCGGGCGCAGATCGGGCGCACCATGGCGACGCTCAAGGAAAAGAACGCCGACGGCGAGACCCGCATCCGGAACAACCGGGGGCTCGTCGACAGGGCCGCGGAGATTCGGGCGGCGGTCGAGCGAGTCAAGGAGCTCGATGCGGTGATCGCCGACGCCCAGGTCGCGTATCAGCGGGCAGTTGGCGAGGAGCGGTCCACCCGCGACGCCGTCGAGCGCCTCCGGGCAGAGGCCGCGGCAGCCCAGAAGCGGGTCACAGACGCGTCAGAGCGCGCTGAGCGGGCCGAGAAGCGCCTCGCCGACCGGGAGCGCATCGATGCCGCGGCGGCGTCCATCGACGGGCTACGAGAGCAGCTGGCGACCGCGCAGGCCAACGAGAGCGAGGCCGAGAACGTCCTTGAGCAACGGCGGTCGAAGCGTATCGCCGGCGCCGAGGACCGGATCGAGGCGCTCCGCGAAGGCCTCACCGAGATCGCCTATCCGACCGACATTGCTCTATTGCAGGACGTAGCGGTCGAGACACTCGCCAAAGACGACGAGGCGATCGAGCTAGCGCGGACCTTGCCGGGTGACATCGCCGCCGCCGAGCAGGAGCTCAAGGCAGCGCGGGACCGTCGAGCCGTGGCACTGCGCGCGCTCGGTGACGCCGAGAAACTTGCGGCTCGCGCCGCTGACCTCGAGTCGGCCGAGCAGGAGATCGCCGAGGCTCGACAGGCGGCGCACGATGCGGGGCAGGAGATCGGTCGCGCGCTCGCTGAGGCCCAGGGACTTTCGCAAGTGGCGGACGGCCACGCTGACGCCGCGCGCAAGCGCATGGCCCAGATCAACGCCGCGGGCGCGGAGCGCGAGCAGGCGGAGCGCATCGCCAAAGACGCCGAGCCCCTCGCGCGCGCCGAGGCGCGTATCGCCGAGCTCGAGGCACGCGCCACCGAACTACGCGCCGAGCTCGAGCAGGCGCGAACAGACTTGGCGGCCATGCCGGAACCCTCGGAAGCCCTCCCCGAACCCGCCGGCGTGGCCGCCGCTTTATCTCGCGCCGAGGGTCTCGAGCGGAGTAATCGCGAGGCACACGCTCGCGTGACCGTGCTCGAGCAAAGCCTCGGAGGCGCCCGCGCCTCCGCTGCTCGCGTCGAGGAGCTCGAAGGGCAGCGGTCGACGCTCTCCGAGGAGCTCGCCGACTGGACGCGCCTCGCGGCCGACCTGGGGCGGGACGGACTCCAGGCGTTGGAAATAGACTGTGCGGGTCCAGAGATCAGCGAGACGGCCAACACGTTGCTGCATGGGTGCTTCGGAACTCGGTTCACCGTGAGCCTCGACACGACCAAGCTTTCGGCGGACGGAAAAAAGCAGCTCGAGGGGTGCGAGATCACGGTGCTCGACACCCTCCGCGGCCGCGAGGGGCCGGCGGAGCGGCTCTCCGGGGGCGAGCGGGTCATCGTGTCGGAGGCTCTCTCGCTCGCTCTGACCGTCGTCGCGTGCCGGCGTGCCGGTGTCGAGCGTCCCACCCTGGTGCGAGACGAGAGCGGTGCTGCCCTCGACCCCGAGAACGGGCGCGCCTACGTGACGATGCTGCGGCGGGCGGCCGACATGGTCGGGGCGGATCGCGTGTTGTTCGTCAGTCACTCAGCAGAACTCCAGGAGCTGGCGGACGCGCGGATCGAGATCGCCGACGGGAAGGTCACGTTGACTCAATGACCCCCGATCACCATCGCCTGCTGCGCTACGTCGCCCGCTACCGCCTCGCCTACGGCCGCGGGCCTACTCAACGGGAGATCGCTGCGCATCTGGGCTGCACCAGACAGCGAGTCCAGGGGCTCGTCGCGACGATGCGTAACCGCGGTCTCGTCCGGAGCCGGTGGCGCGGACAGCGGAGCGTGGAGATTGTGGGCGGGGAAACGATGGTGCAGTGACGATAACCCGAGCCTACAAGACAGAGCTGCGTCCCACGACCGAGCAGCGCGAGTCGCTCGCGAAGCACGTGCGGGCACAGCGTGTCGCCCACAATTGGGCGATCCAGCGCTGGCACGAGCTCGCCGGAGCACGCGCGTTCTGCGACCACTCGACCGACTTCGCCGGCGCCGCGGGGCTGTACGCGCGGCTCCAGCGCTCCGCGACGCCTGGCCGCCCCGCGCTGTGGGTCGCGGCCTGGGCGCACGAGAGCGGCGCCGAGTGGGCCGCGCTGCTGGTCGACCGACCATAGCTCGCCACCGCCGCGCCCTCTCACCAGCCCCGGTCGACGAATTTGGGGGTGAGTTCGGTCAGGCGGTTAGGCATTGGTGACCTCCCCACCGCGCACAAACCCGTGCCAGCACCGCGCGTTGATCGACGGCGCCAGCGTGAGGTCCGCGTACCCGGTCCCGCTGACGGCCCAGCGTGCTGCCGGCTTGTTCGACGCAGGCACGCCGCGATCACGGAACCACACAAGCAGCGTGTGGGCGCGGCAACTGGGACATGTGAAATAGATCCCCTGCGCCTGGTCGAGACTCTGGACGTCCTGCCATCCGTCTCCGTAAGCGACAGCGAACTGCGGCTCGAGTTCCGCGAGCTTGGTCATGGCTTCGGCGGCTCGCTATCGATCCGCTCAAGCTCGGCGGAGTTCTCCTGTGCCTTGATCTCGCAGACCTCGGTGTCGTCGTCCCAGTCGTCTAGCTCGATGTCGGCGGCGGATCCGAATTCTCTCCGCGCCTCCTCCCGAGCAATCGCAGGAAGCGATCGGAGTCCCTCGCTCGCGCCTTCACTTCGTCCGACCAGCGCTCGCGCCATTTGGCCGAGTCGCGCCAGAGGACGCCAACCGCGAGCAGCAGCAGGCCGCCCAGAGACGTTCCCACCGTGATCGCTGTCTCGAGTGGGATCATTGTCGGTTCGTTCACTGGACACCTTGCCCTCCCTATTCGGCCGCGCCGTTCGAAGCGCCGACGCCTTCAAGCGCCTCGAGCCTCTTCTCGATCGCGCCGATGCGCCGATCCTGATGGTCCCGTCTGCTAGCCTCACGCTGGTAGTACTCGGTCATACGCGTGTACAACGACTGCACCGCCTCGGGCACGCGCTCCAGTCGAGCCAACCGCTCGGCGACATCCTCGAGCAGGTGGAATACGTCCGACATGCTCGGGGGCGCGGGGCGGTCTGTTTCGGTCTTGGTGTCGTGGTCGTCGCTCACGCTTCCGTCTCCTCGTTGGTGGTCGCGTATGCCATGGCCGCGTCAGCCTCGACCTGGGCGTCGAGGAGCTTCTCAATCGAGTAGTAGGCGAAGGCCGCCTCGCGTGCGCGCGTGCGGATCGCGAAGATGCCCGGCCCGACGACGGCGCCGCCGCGGCCCTGGTTGCCGTCGATGGTCTCGATTTCGTGCGGATCGAGCCCGGCTCCAGTCACGCGGCGCACGAGTGCGTGGTGCCAATTGCGCTCGTAGATCACCACGTCGCCAGGGCGAGGCGAGAGCGTCCGTGGCAGGTGCTGCTCGGCGAACCCGAAGCCGACGCGCCAGTTGATGCCACAGGACGAGAGCACTGTGCGCAGCGTCGAAAGCGCGAACGCGCCGCACCAGTGCTTTGGGAACGGAGGCCCCCCCACGCCGATCGAGCGCCACATGTCGGCCACGTCGGGATCGGGTAGCAGTGAACGCCGGAGCGCCTCGGCGAGAACGCGCTCTCGGTAGGCGTCCTTGGCGTCGAACACGCCGCCTATCCCTGGCTCCTCGGAGAAATTGTCGGTCGTCATCAGTGCCCCGTTCCGCGGCTGTAGAACCTCAAGAAGAGATACAAGAGGGCCCCGCCAGCCACCTGGCGAGCGCCTCGAGCCGTCCTGCGAGCCACTCGCAGAACAGTCCCCAGAGAAATTCGATGGCGTCGCGTTTCGTCCACTGGCTCACTGCGTGCAGCTCTCAATCCACTCTAGGATCGGCCCCGGGATGTAGGTATAGACGCCCGGCCATCCCTCGCGATCGCATCCCCGCCCGAACGATGTGATCCCGATCTGCTCCCAGCGCGGAGGAAGCGTGATGCCGTTCCACGCGAGCAGCGGGCCCCCGCTATCACCTTGGCACGAGTCCCCTGTGCCTTGCCCTCCGGCGCACACCATGCGCGGAGTGAACTCCGGGTAGCGCCCCTGGCATTGCACGTCGGTCCAGGTCATGGGCACGTTGACGAACAGCAGGTGCTGCGTTGTCTGCCCTCCCTCGGAAGTGCGGCCCCACCCGGCTACCGTCGCGTCGTTGGTCTGTTTTCCTGTGGCGAGCCGCACGGTCGGCACACCAGCATCGGACGAGAGCCGAACGACGCTTACGTCCCAGTCGTGCGGCGTCACGTCGTACAGCGGATGGATTCGCGTCTCGATGGTCCGGACCGCTCGGGCGTCTCCGAGGTAGGTGGATCCGACGAGCACGTAGTCGCCCGGGTCGACCAGGCAATGTGCAGCCGTGAGGACCCATCGATCTTTGTAGACGGATCCCGTGCAGTACTGCTGCCGCAACGGAGTAGTCAGCGCTGCGGCGAACGGGAATGATCGCTCACCCGTCTGCGGAGCCGGCGTGCCCTGGACGATCCGAGTCTTGCGCTTGCCGGACCCGCGATCCTTCGGAGTCACGAACTGGCACGGTTTGATCGGATGCGCGTCCGCGCTTGCCTCCGGGGCTGGCTCGTTGCCCGAGTCCTCGGTCGCAGTCGGAGCGGGGCCGATCGGTGGCGGAGCTTCCGGCGGCTGGAACTGCGAGCAGCACGGGCCGACCATCGCCACGATCGTGGCAATGAGCGCGCTCAGAGAGATGGACATCACGACCTTTCCGCCACGAGAGAGCGACAGCACGGTCGGCGGTTTCCCTGGAGGGGTTCCGTTGGTGACCATCATTCCCCACTCGATGCGCGCGCGTCGCGCTCGATGGCGCGCTCCTCACCCTTCAGCAAAGCGTCGACGATCGGCTTCACCCACGGACGGATCTGCTCGAAACTGTTACAGAAAGCGGTCTGCGCCTGCGCGATGTCGATCTTCTTCTTCTCCGCGTAGGATCGTGCGCACGCCTGCTGTGCGAGAAACTCGGCGGTGTCTCCTGGGTTTTGCAGCGCGGTTTGCACGGCTGGGTTTTGCGCAAGCGCGGAGCCGCAACCGGTGGTGGACAGCGCCAACCCGACCGAGATCATCGCGAGTAGCGCAGTCGGCGATACGCCGCTGCGGACCAGCTCTCCGGTCGCGACGAACACCGCAACCTCGATACCCACACGTGTTAACTCGGTGATGGCGTCAACCTGACCATCGGTCAACGCGACGTCGAAGACGCGCAGCAGCGCAATGACAGCGGAAACCAACGAGAGGAACAGAACGGCGAAACGGACGGGCTCTTTTCGGATCCAGGACATGCCGGCGAGGCTACGGATCCTCGGTTGCCTCGGCGAAAAGCCGGCCCGTCAGAGGTCGGGGGTCGGCTGCACGATCCCCTTGTCGGCCGTGCTCTTCTGTCCACTCTGCTCGACGAGCTCCAGCTCGTATTGCAGCGGCGTGGTGATGATCGCTGTATCCGCCTGAGGCAAGGTCAGCAACGCGTGCGCCGCGTCCACGACGGTGATCCCGTTGCCGATGTCGCGGTTCAGCACCTCGACTCCGTTGTCGAGGCGCTTCGCTCGCCACACGAGTGACTGCGCCACGGTCAGGTCTACCGGAGGCGTGCGCGAGGCGAACGCGAGATCGAAATAGCAGTCGTCTCCCTGGTCCACGCGCATCGCTCAATGCCTCCTGGTGATGGTGGCCCGCGCTCCCGGTCGACGCGAAATGATCGCGGTCGCGCCGGGCCTACGGGTGATGATGGCCCTCGCAGCGACGGGCAGGATTACCGCTCCGATGGTGCTCCCAGCCGTGGGCTCCGGCGTTATTGGGCCGGGCACGAGGGCGAGAATGCTCTCGGCTGTCGGAGCAACCACGAGGGACTGCAGCGCCAGAGCGAGCACCGATGGCGCCGTGGGCTCGGGAATGAGCGGCGAAAACTCCAGCCCGAGCGCTTCGACCGTCGAGGGAGCTGTCGGATCGCCGGTGAGTGGACCCGGCACCAGGGCGAGCGCGGCCTCTGCCACCTCGTCTGCTGCGCAGGGACCGGTCACCATCGAGACCACGCCCGGCGCCGTAGGCTCTGGCGCCAGCGCGTCGAATTGGATCTCGGGCCCGACCACTGTCGACGGAGCAGTAGGTTCGGGTGTGAGAGCACCCGGCACGAGGGCGACGATGCTCTCGGTGGTCTCCTCGGGCACGAGCGCTCCCGGAGCCACACCGAGCACCGACGCCGCCACCTCGTCTGCGGCGAACGCCTGAGGCTTGAGCGGCAATAGCGAGGCTGCCACAGGATCGGCCGCAACTGGGCCGCAGACGGCCGACAGGACGCTCGGGGCCGTCGGATCGCCCGTCAGCCCGCCGAACGTGAGCGAGCCGCTCTCGATGGTGGACGGGGCGGTTTCTTCGGGGGTGAGCGGTCCGGGCACGAGGCTCACGGCAGACTCGAGGGTTCCATCGGGCGAGAGCGGCCCGGGCACCGCGTGGGCAACGGCTGGCGCAATGGTCTCGGCGAGCAGTGGCCCGAGCGCAGCGGCAACAGTCGACGGAGCGGTTGCCTCCGCCGTAGTCGGGCCCGGTACCGCGGCAATGGTCGACGGCGCGGTGCTCTCCGGAGTGAGCGGATCGAACGTCAGGCCCGAGACGATCGACGACGGCGCGGTCGGTTCCGGCGTGAGCGGACCCGCCACGAGCGCCGCCACAGACGGCCCGGTAGCCTCGGGGACGAGCGACCCCGGTACCGCCGACATGACGCTCGGTGCAGTGGCTTCCGGTGTGAGCGCCCCGAGATTGATCGCAGGGACGATCGAAGACGGCGCCGTGGCCTCAGGGGTGAGGGGACCGGGTACGAGGGCGACCGCGCTTTCGGCGGTTGGATCCTCGGCCAGCGCACCCGGAACGGCGTAGACAACGGAGGGAGCGGTCGCCTCAGGGGTGAGCGCGTCGAAGACCAGATCGGCCACACCGCTCGCGGCATCGATCGACGCGCGCCATGTCGACCAGTACCAGTTACCGCACGATCCGGTGGTCGAGGAGAGAGTGCCCGTGTCCTGGTCCAGATCGCGCAAGTGCGTGTTGGCGTTCGAATGCGTGAAGTTGATCGATTCACGCAACGTCGACGAGTCGCCCGGCGCACCGAGGGTATCATCGCCCACGATGAACTCGACGACCTTCGATCCGTCCGCCGCTACGTCGATGGCCTGCAGGGTGTATGTGGTTCCGAGGCCGTTGTTCTTGTCCCAGTCGCCGAGCGCTCCTGAGTCGTATGCGACGACGACCAGGGTGTCGATGAACGAGTTGACGAACGTGAAGTCCAGGTTCGATGGCGCGCTAGCGGCCGAGGCATAGACGGCGGCGAACACGTGGTACCCTCGGCCCCCGCTCCCACCCGGGCCGTCCTGCTGGTCTGTGACCAACGACCAGTTGCCATCCGGTAGGGTGACGTTCCCTTGATTGTCCGTGAACGTATCCGCATGGAATAGGTGCGCGAAGATGGGCCCATCATCCGAAAGCGTCGGCGTCGGGATCGTCAGGCTCGCATCGAATATCGAATAGAGCTGGTTCGAGTCGTTGTACGCGACGGCCACTGAAGGAACCCCTCAGATCACGTCCTGGATAACGAGCTTTCCGTTGCCGTCGACGGAAACAAGCGCGTCTCTGCTCTGGATTGTTCCGTTGACGTCCGAGTATACAACCGCATTGAACACACCCGGCGCAACCATGCCGCGCATCAGCAGCCCGGTCGTTGTCGTGTTCGGATCTTCGATCTCCGCCAGCTGGGCTGCACGCATTTTTGCCGCCGCATCCGGAGCGCGCATCTGCCCGGTGAAGAGCGGATAGAGCTCCGTATGGCGTGCGTCGGGGCCGGCGTTCTCTTGTGGCGTGCCCTCTCGATCGACGTAAAAGAAGATGACTTTCCGATTCCACATCGGCGGATTGTCTACCGCTAGGACGGTGACCTCGTAGCAATGCGATGCGCCGACATCGGCTTCAGTCTTGCGCCGTGGAGTGGTGCTCACGGATGCGTAGAACGCGCCGAGCTGGGCGAGCAGCTCCGCCTTGGTCACGCCGCCGAGGCTCCGAGCTTCAAGATCCCGTCGGCGCCCCATGTGACCGGCTGGTCTTCGCCGTTGGGCGTGACCGGTAGTCCCTGGGCATTCCTCAGCAGCCCGACCAAGCGACTCGACGCCTCGGCCACGCCGTCATCGATGTAGATCAGCAGCCCCTCGGACTGATCGCCCGCAAACGCCGGAAACGTGATGCCACCATCGGAGCTATCGAATACACCGTTCGCGAACGTCTTGTTTCCGATGAGCTGCGGAGTGCCCACCCGGGCGCCGGCTGGCACGTCGTCGAGGAAGTCGTGCGCCGCGCTGTAGGTGTAGTCATCCATGTCCACAGCGACACAGTAGACGTTCTCGGTGACCAGGTCAGAGTCCGCGGGGCGCTCGAAGATGGCCTGAGCGAAGAGCGGATACCAAATCGCATTCGCCGGACTGGCCACGTAGGTTGTCGCGCACAAAGGCACCGGCGTCCAGACGATGGGCTGGTCGGGGCCGGAGCCCGTGAGCGGGAACACGCTAGCATTGCCCAGATGCAGCAGAAGACGGCTCGTGGACGGGCTGCCCGTGTCGATGTACACGACCGCCTGTGTCGCGGTGTTGGTATCGAGGTCGGCGCCGTCGTAGTCAGGCACGACCGCATCGAAGATGCCCCCCGTGAAGTCCTTCGAGCCCAGCACCGGGTGGTTCGCTTGGGAGCCGATCGCTCCGCTGAGGTCAGAATAGAACTGGTCCGCCGCGTTGTAAGCGTACGCGCTCGTTAGGAGCACCAGCTTGACGGTCCCAGCGACGAGGTCCGAGTTGGCGTCACGGGCGAGGATCGACTGCAGACCGAGCGGGTACCAGCGGGAGGCCATGCGGCGACGCTATGGCTCCCGCCGGAGCTCGGCGAAAAAGGGGACTACTCGGCGAGCGCCCGGAGGTCGTCGAACAGGGCCTCGAGAGCGTCCTGTTTCTCCTTGGGCAGCTGATCGACGTAGGCGGAAAGTGACGAGTCTCCGAGTCGTTCGGTGAACTGCAGGCGGTCGGGCTGCTTCTCGAGAAGCTCCTTCTCTATCGTCCGTTTGGCGTTCTTCGGATCCGGAAGCTTGACCTTGACGGGCTTGTCCGGTTGCACGCGCATCTTGAACTGAATCATCGCTTCGATCTCCTCGTGGGACGCTTCGACTTGCGCGACGCGCGCGCCTTTGGTTTCGGAGCCTCCTCGGGCGAGTAGTCCGCGGGGCGCTCCGTGGCCGGCTCGTCGATTGCTGAGACGTACGGCTCGAGAAGCCGCCCGTAGGGCTGCTCTCCGACCTTCTTTTTCTTCTCGACGTCGATGAGATCCATCGACGGGTATCCGCAAGTGGGTTCGTTTGCCGCTTCCTTCAGCATGGCGTGGTCGCCAGGGTGAAATCGCCACCAATCGCCGCCGCGGAGCAGCTCCTGCTCGATGCGATTGGCAGCCCGCCACCCGGCAGGGCTCTTCACGAATCGATCGTCGCGAGAGACCAGGTAGGCGACGAAAGCCTCGTGCGTGTAGAGCGGTACAGTCACCGGCTTGCCGTTTTCGCCCGGACGGCTCGTCATGATGGGTTGTTTGCGCTGGACGTAGAGGTACTCGCTCATGGTGATCTTTCCTCAGCTCGCCGTGGTGCTGTTGTTGAACGGGCCCCAGGTGGCCAGCGCGCTCAGTAGATTCGCGAGCGCGCTCTCCGGATTGTCCCGCGCCCCGGTGATCGTCTGCTTCGCGACAGTGGATGCGCCGTACCAAGACGACCCGGTATCGTCCCAGGCGAAGATCTCCGAGTTGTCGCCCGATATCAGGCGACCCTTGCCTCCCTGGGAGCTTCCGGATCCAGGACCGACGTCGATGGACCCGCCTGTGCTCGATGCCCCCGTGCAGTTTTGTGCCCTCAGCGTGAGCTTCTGCCCGGTGATCCCGCCACCTGCTGAGTTTGCTCCCTGGCCAACGAACGGAGTGGACACAGACACGTCGAACCTGAGCGCCCCGACGCCCACGGTAACGTCGTTGCCGCCGTTGATAAACAGATACGGCACGCCGGACGGGTTTCCGATGTAGAAGTCCTCACCATCTGCCCCAATTCGGAACCACTCCGTTGAGTCCGTCTGGTCCCAGACGGACCATGAGGCCAACTGTTCAGCCCCGTTATTTTCGGTCGCTCGAACGATCGGACCTGTCAGATCGCCTGCACCTACCACCCGCAAACCGCCATGCCATGATAGCACCCCCGAATCCGAGTAAAGGTACCCTCCACCGGTCGGGTCGCCCGTCGGTGACGTCGTGACGTTGGCGATGAACATGCCGCCGTGCATGCCCTGCCAGTTCGGGGCGCTCTGCGTCGCGAGAGCGATATTGCCCCGGCCACCCGTGCCGCCGCCGAGACCGCCTCCGATGAGCACGTGCCCGCCGTCTCGCTCCGTAGCGGTACCTGTGTTGGCGTTTCCGCCAAATAGGCGCAGATTTCCCCCGGTGACGAGCGTCCCGGACGCATTGACTCCTTGGGCGCGCATCGTCAGCGTGTCGCCCGTATCGTTTGCTGTGATGGAGTCGTCGTGTACGATGCTCGGGTTCGAAGTTCCGCGAAACCACTTGACCAGAGTCACGCCCGTCAACTGGAACTCTGCGGCCGATGTCACCCTGACGTCATTGCTCCCGACGATGAGTCGAGAGGACGTAGGATGCGATAGCGCAGCCAACGAACTGGTGACTTGCATTCCGGATGTGGCCGAGCCGGCTCGATACACGAATACGTCGCCAGTCTGAGCATTGACGGTCAGATCTCCCGTGGCTGCCTCGAGCAGCAGATCCGCGTCGCGCGTCAGGAACGTCGTGCCTCCGAACAGGAGCGCCGTGAGGCTCGAGTTGGCGGTGAAAACGTTGTTCCCTCCGAACCCGACGACGGTCTGCGACGAGGACGCGCGGAACACGTCCTGCGCGTTGTGCTGCACGAAGATCGTCCCAGCGGCTGGTACGCCGATCGTTGTGTTATTTCCAGCGGTGACGAAACGAGTGCTGCCCTGCCTTTGCAGCGTGAGCTCGCCCACGTGCGCGTTGAGCAAGAACCCGGTCGCGTCCATCTCGGCGAAGATGGTGCCGTCCCAGCTGAGGCGGTATTGGCTCGCGTCGTAACGGGAGGTCTCGTCCGCCCCAAAGAATTCTGAGTGATGCGTCGTTCCGGCGACGATCCAGTTGTCGTCGTTCGGGTCGCGCAGGATCGTGTTTGCAGCGGTGGCGACAAGGATGTCGATTCCCTGGCGCTGCGCGTGCAGGTCTCCCTGGAAGTCGACGACCTGGCCCGCGTCAACGTCCAGGTCTGCCGGACCCGTATTGTTGGCGATGGCCATCACCTGCGGCAGCCCTTGCGCCGCAATGGAGGAGTCGACGTAGGCCTTCGTCGCGGCGTGTGTGCCAAGTGTGGGCGTTCCCGAGAGCCCCGCGAGCACGCCAGCGGCGAATATCAGCCCGCTTCCCTTGCCGGCTTTTCCGCTCGTCCCGCTGAATGCGACCAGCTCGCCGTCTACCACCCCACCGGCAGGACCGAAGAAGTCGCCACCTCCGCCGCCTCCGGGCGAATCCACGAGAGCGTTGAACGGCTCGGCCCACCCGTCGTCGCTGAACTGCGTCCGTTCGGTGGCGACGATCTTTCGCACGCCGCCGACATTGGGCACCGCGATCATCCGCTCGTGGATTAACGATGGGTCGTCGATGAGCTGGCCCTTGGGGCCGATCGACTTGCCGCCATTGAGCACGCAGCGCACGATGTACGAATGCGCCCCGGACGCAGGCGCAGCGCTGGTGACTTCTGACGCGGGCGTAGCGGCCTGCACCGATTGCCCCGTCGAGCCTGCACCGTTGTCGAGCGTGAGCTCTGGTGCGCCATCGGAGGCGCGTGGGGGGTTCTTGGCGAAGTCCGGTTGCGACGGGTCGAACCCTGCAGCCGAAAACACCTGGAACAGGACCTTGGAGATCCCCACGCTCGGAGAGCGCAGCTTGAAAGCGAGCGCCTCGGAGAGCGTCGCGACGTACCCCTGATCTGATCCGTCGGCGTTGATGTCGAAGAGGGGTGAAGGCACGCGCTATTCCTGGATTCGGTCTCCGAGTACCTGCACGAGCAGGATCCCGACCCAGCGGTTGTGCCAGCACTCCCGCAGCGTGACCAAATGCTCGCCCCCTTCGCGTGGCCGAAACGTGAGCGTTTTGGGCACACGCCGGAAGATGCGTTCCTGGAAGTTTCCCTGCGTGGGGGCCGCGACGGTCATCACGAGCGGGGGCACGACCCCCTGCGGCAGGGTGGCCGAGTAGTCCACGTTGATGAGGATCGAGTCGAAGGCCTTCGGGCTCTCGCTGGTATCGTCCAGGGTGAGCCGGATCCGGTCCTCCCCCACGTAGCTCGGCTCGATGAGCTCGACGATGGCGGTCACGGCGGGTCCTGAGCGTCGATATGCATCCGGATGGCGCCGCCCCCAGGCCGCGAGAACCGCAGCGTGTAGTGTCCCGGTGTGTCGGGCGTGAACCGCTGCACGCTGGACTGCCCCGCCGGGCTCGTAGCGACCGGCCTGGCCGACGAGGCGAACTCCATGAACTCGAGCGGATCCCACGTCGGAGCGCCGCCGAGCGCCGAGTCGAGAGGCGCCCAGCCGAGCCCCCGCACGTAGGCCTGCACCTCGACCTCGACTCCGACGGTGGCGACCTCACGGATGAACGGGTGGCCGTCGACTGGGTTCAGGCGAGATGGCCTGGTCCCACTTGCCGGGTCATCCCACGGGACGACCGAGATCCCAGAGGCGAAGCGCGCGTCGAAGTTGGGCACCGGACCTACGCTCCGATCTGCGTGACGTCGATGTTCACGCCGATGGATCTGACCGCGAACTTGTTCGCGATCGCGTTGGTCCCGAACTCGCCGGCGAACTTGAGGTAGAAAACGTCCTCCTCGTTGAACGCGATCGAGAGCCCCGTCTGCTCGATCACATGCACACCGTCGTAGGCGCCCGGCGAAGCACTTGGATCCACCACGTTGAACAGCTGAGTCCACGACGCGATCTGAGCGTTGTGGTGGTAGGCGATGAGTCTCGGCATGGTGGACGGCAGCCCGCCTGCATGCGCCGAGCCCGCGTCCTTGTCGCCGATCACCGAGGCAAAGATCCGGGTAATCGTTCCCATGGCGGGCCGGTTCACGATCGCGAGGCCAACGCCGCCGGTGCCTGCGATGGAGGTCTGCACCATCCACCCGGTGCCACCTCCGCTGAAGCCGTCGAGATCGAAATAGTCGAGTTCGTTGCGGAATGGGGCGAGCGGCTGTTTGTACGTGAGCGATCGGGTACTGAGCGCGGGCCAGTTGGCGCCGGTCCAGCCGATGCTGGAGTTGCTGAAGTCAATCGGGTTCGAAAACGTCCACTTGGCGCCCGAGACGCTCAGTGGGTTCGCCGTGACGTGCGCGCCGCCGCCCACAGCGTCGAGAGCGTTGGCGTGGTCGATGTCGAGCGCGTTCATCTGAGCGCTTGTGAGCTCCTCGAAAAGCGCCCAGCCCAGTGGGTTCACCCGCGTGAAGCTCACGTTACCCGCTTTCCGGCACGCACGCGCTCCACGATGCTGTCGAGCGGGTAGTAGTGCCCCATCGGATCACGAGCCATCCAGCGGGACCACCCCGTCCTGTCGGTGCGATCGCGCATCGTCACGGGGCGGCGCTTCGGGTCGATGACACGCACCCGGTCGCGGGTCAGGACGTACCCGCGGGAGTGGAGCTGCGCGATGCATCGCTCGAGCTGGCGTCGATCCTGCTGCTCGTGCCCGAACATCGCGAGCGCCCCAACGATCCCGTCCACCGTGAGCCCGTTGGGCGCCTGGGCCACCACGTTGTAGACGCTCATCGCGATCGTGCTGTCCGGGAACTTGTGGGGCAGGGGTGCGGTCATGTGCCAAACCCCGTGATGTCCATCGGGGACAGGTCGAGAATAAAGCCCACGCTCGAGATGACGCGAAACTCCGTCCAGCTCGAGAGCACGTCGGCGAGGTAGTCCTTGACCAGATCGATGATGCGCGCGTCGTCGGCCGTGGGCACACCACCGGTCGCGCTGAGGTCGAACAGGACCACGACGTCGAAACTCGTCGAGTAGTTTGGTGTGATCGTCGACCTGCGTCCGCCTCCGTACGGCTCGAGCCCGTCGAGATCCTCGAACGCGCGCCCCTCGTAGGTCGTTTCGACCTGGTCCCATGGGATATCCAGGATCGACAGCCGAGGGTCGATCGCCGTGAGCTCGTCGCTGAGGGCCGGCATGCTGGCCGGAACCTCGAACGTGTAGCGTCTCGTCGCCTCCGCTCGGCGCTCCTCGTCGTTCGCCCCCTGCGGCACCGGAATGCCGAGCAGCCACTCGTAGTAGGGGAGCAGGCTCGTCGCACGGTTCGGAAACGCCTCGACTAGCGCGCGATCGCTGAACGCCTCGAGGGCGGCCATCGCTCGGGCCCTCGCTTGTCGCCACAGCGCGTCGATCGATTCCTCCTCGTCGATCGCGACGCCGCCGATCCCGGGCGCCTTACGCAGAAAGTCGTAGTGCTTCTCGACGAGCGTGCGGCCCCCGCCGAACTGGAGGGGCCAAGGGTTGTGCCAACCGAATCCCCCCACGGATCACCAAATCGCCACGAAGAACGGCGCGTCCACGAGAGCCCAGTCGGTGCTACTGCCAACGACCCAGGACAGCGTTTGGACCGTGATCCGGATCAAGCCTGCAGGCGGAGCTAGGTTGATGGCGTGCCACGCCTGGTGCAGTGTGTTCAGCGGGGGAGCGACAGGGATGGCATCGGCGAACCGGGCACCGATGACGAGCGGCTGCAGATCTCCGTTCTCGTCCGGATACTCCGCCTGATAGTCGACCGTGTACACTCCGACCCCGGAGCGAGCCACGATCGGCGGCGTGTAGGGGGACGTTTGGATGTCGTCGGGGTTCCAGCTTTCTCCGCGCGCGGCGATCGCGACGTCGGGCCCGGCGACAATATCGGTAGCGAGCCACGCCCGCGCTCCGGCGGCGCTCGCTCCCGCCACCTGGTGAAAGAGCAGGTGGCCAATGCTCGCGTCGAGATCTCGCTCAGGATCACGAACCGGGCGCGTATTGACAGGCTTGGGGCCGAAGTCGGAGCGGGAGCTGCGAACAGGGAATCCGGACATGGGTGCCTCAGGTCAGGTGATAGACGCCCAGCTTGCCGAGCGTGAGCATGTTGGGGCCGTCGATCGGATCGGCCGGAATACTCGGAGTCTCGAGCGAGATGGACGCGAGGTAGGCGCCGGCGAGCGCCGAGCCGAGCCCGTCGCCGATCCAGCTCACGATTGGGTGCCCTGCGCGTGAGCGCCACTCGTCGCCCGGCTCTGGCCGTCTGAACGCTTGCCCCCCGCGGGACGTCGCCCCGAGGTCGAGGATCTCGCCCGGACCCAGCGAGTCGAAGTAGTCCTGCGCGGCCTGGGCGACGACGTTGCGGCGCGCCATGTCGGGACTGATGATGTCGTTGACGGCGATGGGGGGCTGTGGCCCATTGGCAAGCACAACGTCGAAGTCCCCCGCACCGCCCGCTCCGCCAACGCGCGTAACAGATCCGACCTTGAGCTGTTTCCACGCGCCTGCCGCTTCGTCCCACACCATCAATGACGGTTGCGACCCTCCGGAAAGCGACGCGACGTTTCCAGGCAGTCCGGTATCGGCGCTCACCCTGAAGTTCTGCTGGTCCGTCACCGTCGTTACGACCGCACTCGACGTGACGAATCCTGGCCATGGCTCCCGATCAGCCCACCCGGCGAGGCTCGACGTTGGCAGCGCGAGCCGCACCGCGAGGTCCGAAGGCTCTGGGCTCACCGTCGTAACCACCACTCGAACACGCGGCGGGATAACGGGCGACCCTGGCGGCACGAGATATCCCGTGACTGCGGTGAGCGCCGTGAGTCCGGCGATACGAGCGAGTGGACCGGGCACGTTTGCTCGTTTCTGCGTGATCGCCACGAGGAATGAGCCGGATCCGAAAGTGCACGGGTAGACGAACGCTTCCTCGACGGCGTTAGACGCCTGACGCGCGAACGCGCGCACTTGGGCGGGGTTGCCGATGCCGGGCTTCTTCTTCACGCGGGCGTGCACACGATCGGAGAACTCCGCGTCGGTCTCGGCGCCTGTGCCACCGGTGAACTGGGCTGCTGCGGTCGCCTTCGGCTGTGCGCCTGCTGGCGGGTTCGACCACGTGAGCTCCGTTCCGGCGTCGATGTTGGTCGACTCGCCGGTATCGATGCACTTCAGCGTGAGCGTCGCGACGCCTTGCGCGTCCGCCTGTCCGCCCACGAGTACCTGAAAGCGGTTTCCCGCTTGGTCGGTAGCCACATGAGCGAGCGGGTCCGGGACCGTAGTGGACCCCAGGAACGTCGTGCCGGGCGTCGCTGCAGCCGTAACCAGGCCGCTACCGCCCGTGCCAGGGAGCGGCGTTTCTTCCCACAGATTGCCATGCAAGTCGCGCAGGGCGCGCGAGCTGGCCCGGTCCAGACGAAACTGATTGGCCGTGTACTCGGCGCGGCGCTGGATCGCCATGCCTTCCAGGTCGATCGCGTCCGCCTCCCGATAGAAGCGCGAGCCGGGCGCCGTAATCCGTCGGATCGTGTCCTCGGTGATCGTCTGGCCGGTGCCGGGGTCGATCTTGCCGCGGAGTCCGATCCGGAAGTAGCGCAGCATGTCCTCGCGCAGCTGGCCACGCGCGAACACCACGAACTGCCGCTCAGTCGGACGCGTCACAAGCCCGGGATCCTCTGCTCGAGGTCCTGCCCGGTGCGGAGGTTGCGGAACCGGATCCCGGCCACCGCGTGATCGTCGCGTCCGGTGTCCCTCGGCTCGAGGACCACGCCCGTGAGGCGCACGTCGCCGGCGTCGAGCAGGTGGCGCACGGCCTCCTCGGCGAGCGATAGCGCCGTGGCCTCGTCCAGCTCATCCTGGTGGCGCAGGGTCCGGAACGAGTGCCCGTGGTTGCGGGCGACGGCGCCGGTGTTCCGCTCGACCGTAAAGGTCAGCTGCACCGCGGCATCGGTGGGCTCGGCGCTATCGATCAGGCTCGCGTAGTCTCCCGTGGCCGGATCGATCAGGTCCGCGAGGATTACGGGCGGCTCCTGCGAGGGGACGTGCGGGTTTGGGAGATACGCCGATGCGGGGGACGTTCCGCCAGGCGGGACGGGCATGCGGGCGACGGTATGTCCACAGGATCGCTACTGCGAATTTGGCCCCCTTGGCACACTTGGCGCCGACGCAGTACGTTTCGGCTGCAGTGCATAAGAAAGCCATTCTTATGGCGGCCGCGCTGGTCGCCTGCGGTGAGGACTTTAGCGGTGGGTCGCCCGATGCGAGCCACCCGCTCACCCCCACGGGTGATGCCGCAGATGCGCAGGCCCGGGCGACCGGCGGCGTGCGCTCGGATGCGGGCGTGGCGGCGACTGGCGGGCGCGCAGACGCAGCGATATCCGCGGGGGGAGCGGAGCCCATCGCATCCGGCGGCGCGCATACGGGCGGAACATCGAGCGGTGGACGGGCAACGGGAGGTCAGGGAGGCAGCGTCCCGGACGCGGGAAGCGACGCGGCGCCAGGAGCGGGGGGTATTCGGGAACTGGATTCAGGTGATGGCGGGACTATCGCGAGCGGGGGTGCCGACGTCGGCGCTGGCGGCAATTCGTCGGGCGGTGCGGAGACGGGCGGCGAAGGAAGCGGCGGTGAGTCGAGTAGTTGCGCTGGTCCGCTTCCAGGCGGCAATGGAATCTGCGACGACGAGTGCCCGGTCGAACCTCCGACGTCCGGCAACGGTGGAACCTACTGTGAGATCCTGGACCATTGCGACGCAGAGACGGCTATCGACTGGCCTACCGGATCACCGGACTATGACTGGGCGGACGTGCTACCTACGACCAGCAGCCGCCACGTAGGCGCCGTCTTTCTGCCGTCCGGATTGTGTGCCCGCTACACCTCCTCGGGGAGCCGCACATTCATCCACAACGAGGACGGGGAACCGAGATTGGCTGACTGCAACGCCGCCGGAGAGGGCGAGTCGTGCATCGTCGTGACTTCGAGCGACGAGATCGTGGCCGGCCAATTCCTCTCGCCACGGTGCTCGAGCAACCGGCCCGAGGCTACCCGCTGCGAGTGGATCCTCGTGGTGACGCCGGCGGGAGCGCCCAGGGGCTGGGTGATGGCGGAGTCGCGGCCGTTGCGGAGTGACGGGAGCTGTCCCCTCAGCTGCCCATGACGTCATGAGTTCATGAACTCATGGCGCCGCGACGATCTGCTTCGCGGCAACGGGTGCGGAGCCGATCTGCCGCTCCACATCCGCCTGGGCGAGCGCGAGCAGCTTGTCGTCGGGGTCGCGCATCTTCTCGGCTTCGACCATCTCGGTCTGGTGCATGGCGTCAACAGCGTCGTTGATGGCCTCAGCGTCCTCGCTCTGGTCGGCCCAAAGGCGCTCGAGCGTGTGGGCGTGGCTGACATACCTGGGCAGAATGGACGCCGCGGTGCGGATCCGGTCCGGAAGCCCGAACACCTGGGCTGACACCCCCACGAACGCCGAGACGAGTCCCACCGCGATGGCCACGTTCGTGCTTTCCATCGCCTTGACCGCCGTGATGACTCCAGCCGACGCCAGCAGCGCCGCCGTCACTCGCAGGGACGTGTCGATGGCCTCATAGCGCCGGATCAAGCGCTGGTAGTACCGGACGTTCATTCGGGCGGTCAGAGCGCTGTGCCAAAGCACTTCGCGCGGTGTGGCCGTCCGGTCGGTATGCAGCATGACCGCAGTCTATCACCCTTTCTTCGGAGGGGCAGGGTTCGGGGGCGGGCGTGGCGGCGCAGGGGCGAAGGGTTTGCCTGGTTGGTATGCGTCTGGTAGCGGCACCCATGGCGGATTGCGCAGCGGTATCACGGGCGGTGGGGGCTTCGGGGGCGGCTTCTTCGGGTCGCTCATCTGCGGCGTGACGGGTAACCCGGCTCGGGGCAAGCTGCCATACCGTTCGTCCGCACAGTGTGTACGTGGCACCCACAAACGCTACGTCGCCGCATCCAACGGACAGAACAAGCTGGGAGGCGTGGGCAAGGGTGGGGGCCCGACGGACGGCAGAGCTGGAGCGGCAAGGGAGAACCCCAGCGCCGGGACGCCGGGCAGCGATGGCAGCTGGGGCGGCGTGGGCAAGGGTGGGGGCCCGACGGACGGCAGAGCTGGAGCGGCAAGGGAGAACCCCAGCGCCGGGACGCCGGGCAGCGATGGCAGCTGGGGAGCGCTCGGAAGCGCCGGGAGACCTAGCGGAGGGAGCGCGGGCGGTGTCAGTTGGAACTCGAGCGACGGAAACGAGCACAGCGACATGTCACTTCACGCTCGTCTTCGTGGCGGCCATCGCGGTCTTGGTGGCCGCCTGTGCGGCGACGAACGTGTTGACGACGCCCAGGTTCACTCCTGGGCTTGCTGCTAGCTTTGCGTCCAGCGCTGTGGCGAGGGTTATGAGCACCTGCTCGAGTGCCGAGAGGTATGTGGTGACGCTCGGAGCAATCGCCGCCGGCAGCGCCCCAACCGGATCTCCGATCGTAGCCCCACCATTGATCACTGTATTGCCGTTCACGACGACCCCAGAGTCGCCGACCTCGAGGTAGGCGTCGCCGGCCTTGTTCTTCACGATCGCCGAGCCTGCAGCGTTGAGCATCACGCCATGCCCATCGGCGTGCAGGACCGAGATGCTCTCGTTGCCAGCGGTCGGATCGATCGTGATAACATGCGCCTTCTGCGGCACGCCCTGACTGTCGAGTGCATACGGCACATAGAAAGTCTGGAGCGTCGTTCCCTCGGGCGTCTCCGTCATCGAGTGAAAGCCGCCCCCGTAGTGCACCCACGCGAACTCGCCCTCTTTGGGGTTGGGGAACTTCTCCTGCAGCCGGCGATCGCGGTAGGCGATGTGCGCGTAACCGTCGCCGCGCCGCGCTGCGATCGACTCGGTGTGCGCTTCGCCCTCGGGAGGCTTCGGGCGCCCAATCATCCCAAGCGCCGAAAACATCTCCTGGCCTATGTCCTCGCCGCCCAGTCCCTCGGAGCCGAGCAACACTGCCCGCGTCGCGTCCGACACGGCGGAGCTTACGACCTTGAGGAATGCGAACACGTCGTCGAACACGTCGTCGAACACGTCACAGCCTCCACGAGCCGGGCGGTACGATGGTCAGCGAGGACTTGGCGCCCATGTGGGGGTCGAGCCGCAGCTGAGTCGCCTCCACGTAGTAGCGGCCAACGGCGCCGCCATGGGTCTCGACGAGGATGTCGCACACGGTGTCGGGAGCGTACGGGATGAACTCCCTCCCGTCGCGAAAGCTGAGCCCGTCGGCCTCGATCTGCCACGAGTCGAGCGACCTCGAGCGCTGCCCCATCTCTCGTCGAGCTCGGCGCGCGGCCAGCTCCTCGGTGCGGATCGACTCGTCGATGATCAGGACCGGGCGGATGAAACCGAGATTCGTTAGATCCTCGTTCGCCTCGACCGACTGGAACTGAGCCTTGCTGAACTCGGTGCCTCCACCCTGGCCGAACACGCCGAGCAGTGTCGCGGCCGTGCCGATGTCCTGCGTTCGGTTCACCGAGAGCACGTTGTTCTGAGCGCCCTCACCGCGAAGCAATCGCAAGTAGTAGAGCGGATCCTGTTCATCGTCGGGCTCTCCGACAACGATCTTACCGTCCGGACCATCCCAATGCATGAAGCCATGGCGGCGCAGGTGACGGTCGACGGCCGCGTGCACCGTTTCTGGCGCCCGCACTCGTGCCTGATCGACCTTGATCGGTTCCAGGTCAGTCGGTGAGCGCCCGCCCTTGGTTGCCCTGCCTGTGATGAGATCGCGAGCCACGTCCGCCTCGAAAACGAAGTCGCTCTCCGTTGCGCCGATCGTGCGATAGACCGCGAGAATGAAGTCTTTGATGCTCGTCTCCTCGACGCGCACCGCGGGGTCGGCGCTCACGACCATCGCCTCACTTAGGAACGTGCGGACGATAAACTGCACGACCGAGGCTCGAAATGCGTCTGCCGGCGACTGCCGCGTGTGCACCTTGCCGCCCAGGCGGGGCTTGTCGTTGACATAGACCTTGAAGCGGCTCCCGAGCCTCGTGAGCTCCTCGAGGGCGTTGTAGGTCCCGGCGTCGCCGACCTCAAAGCTCGCATGGCTCCCGCCGATCATCGTGTTGCGGAGCTCGAACGACGTCCACGCATCGAACACGCTGCCGTTTTGGTCGACGGCCTCGAGCGTAACGCGGTCGACTGGAACGGGCATCAGGCGTACACCCGGATCGTGTCGCCCTGCCGAAGGTCGAGAGGGTCCTCCACGCGCGCGGAGTTGAGCTCCAGCAGTTGCATCGGGTCCTGTTTCAGGTCCGCCGCGATCGAAAACAGATCGGTGTCCTCCTGCACCGTATAGGTGCGCGTGCGGGGTCGCGACGAGTAGCGCTCTTCCTCGGCGCGCCCGATCATGTCCTCGAGCTCGACGAGCTGGCGCGTGACCGTGGCGCCTGCGGGGTCCGAGAACGGCATGTTGGACGGCGGCGGTACGGGCTCGGGCGGGACCCTTGGTTCGGTATGCGCCTTGTGGATGCGCTCGATCGCCCGCTTGTCCCGTCGCTGCTGCGATTGAATGTCCTCGAGGGTCGTGAACGGCGAGTTCATCAGCGCCGTGAGCTCCTCGGCGAAGTCGCTGAGGTTCGAGAGGTTCTCGTCCCACGCTCCGACTGACTGCGCGCTGAACTGCGTCTGTTGCGTGAGCCGGATCACGCTCGCGCGCACGCTCGGATCGGTGAACGAGCTGGCGTCGACGTTGTCCTCGGAGTCCTCGACGAACAGGAGCTCGAGCATGGCCGTGTCGACCGGGTCGGCACCGTCCACCCGGGAGTAGGTTCCGACCTTGCACCGCCGCTTGCCTACGGTCGGGATGACCGCGTCTCCGGTCTCCTGGGACCGTATTGCTCGCATGAGCTTGTTCAGCTCGGTGGGGTACAGCACGACGTCATCGGGCAACCCCTGCTCGGTCAGGTTGTTGTTGTAACAAGCCTTGACCCGCCACCGACGTGCGCGTTGTCCGGTATGATCCAGCTTCGCTCCGTCGCGGTAGGGGCGCTCGTGTTCCACGAGACGGCTGCCGCCTTCCTCGCGCACCTCCTCGACAAGGAGGTAGCAGGTCTCACCCCCGTCCGGCGTGAACGTGCAGATGTCGTATTGCTCGGCGACTGGTTCCGGGCTGTCCTCGTTGGGTCCTTCCGCTGCGCCTCGTGCCGTGGCCATCGTCTACGCTCCGCCGGTCCCTCCAGAGGGCGTCGGCGTTCTTGCGGCCATTGGACCACGGGTCGCCGGCGGTGCCGAACCGCCGCCTCCGCCCATGGCGTCACGCAGCTCGTGGGCGTTCACCATGCGCACGCGCAGCTCGCCGTCGCGGATGTGACGCGCCATGCGCTGCCCTAGGGCCTCCCCGAGGCGCTCGGGGTTCTTGATAGCCATCTCGCGGGGTTCCGAAGGAGCTCCACCGACAGTCTCCCTGCCACGTTCAGATTCTTTAGTCTTGAGGCCCTCGATCTCCGATTCGAGCTTCTCCACGAGTTCGGCTAGTCGCGCTTCCTGCTGCTTGGCGATCTCGCGCCCCGTTTGCTGCTTATCTGTTACGCCCAACGTCTGGGACAGGTCGCTCAACCCTTGGAGCATGTCGCCAAAGAGACCGGTGTCCTGCGACGATTGCAGCGATTGGATCTCGCGCCGGAGGCTGTCGATCGCCTGCTGCTTCTGCTCGGCCGTGCCGACATTTCCCTGCACGCGAAACGCACGCATCTCGGTCCTGCCAGCCTGCTCCAGCTTTGACCCGCGAGTCGCCTCTTTCTCGATTGTCTCGATGAGGGACGTGGTCGCGCCGAATACTGCTGCGAACTCCCCGATCAGCGCTCCGGCGATAAGTCCTCGGTTCGCCGCAGGCGCGCCGGCCTTTCCTGGGGCTCCCATCGCTCCTGGCGCACCCTTCGCCCCCGTCACGGCAGCGCCCGCAGCGGCGCTAGTCGCTGCCTCGGTACCCGCCCTGCGAGCGGCTATGGCCTCTCCAGCCGCGCCCAGTGCGAACGATGTTCCGGCGCGACCACCGACTGCCACCGCCCCGGATAGCACCGGATGGTCGACAATGAAGTCGAGCGCCGATGCCGCGGCCTCCGCCAGCGCCGGCAGGTTGTCCGACAGCTTGTTCAGCGCCGAGATCATCTGAGGCTTCTGGAACGACAGCTCGAGCTTGTTGAGCGAGTCCCGTAGCTTGAGGCCAGGGTCGTCCCGCAGGCGGTCGTTGAACCTCTTCTGTAGGGTCTCCGCATCCTCGAGCGTCTTGCCAAACGCGAACATCCTCGCGTCGAACGCGTCGAGCCCCTTGCGTGCCGCCTCCGCCGGCGTCTCCCCGGCCTCGCGTGCCTTCGCAAATGCCTCCTCGAAGGGCTTGACGAGATTATCGATCGTGCGCCGCGCCTCGGGTGAGCGGATCGACTGCTGTAGCGCCTCGATGCCCTTTGGCCCCTTCGCCAGGATGTCGCGGAACAAGTCGAGTCCCTGCTTGTCCACATCGATCTTGAGCCGCGACTTTTTCAAGAGTCCTTGGATTGCGCGCACCTGTGACGTGCCGCTCTTGAGTACCTCGCCGAGTCGCTTCATGCCCGGGACGAGGGACTCACCGAGTTCGTTGTCGAGCTCCTTCGCCAGCCCGAGCAGCTGAACGAAACCCTTGCCGCCCTTGAAGCCGAGCGCCTCGGCCTCAGTGGCAAGCAACGCGAACTTGCCTTGGAGGTCCTCAACCTTGAGCCCGCCTCCGGCGAGCTTCTCGGTGATACCTGGCAGCACCTCGTTGTTGAATTCCTCGGCCGTCACCCCGAACTTGCGGAAGGCCAACTGACCGGCATCGCCCAGGGCGAGCATGTCCGAGCCCGTCACTTGGGACTGCTTGCCAATCGCCTTGATGATTCCGAGCGAGTACTCGGCATTGCCGGTGGACTCGAACACTCGCTCGGCGGTCTGTAGGAGCTCCTCCTGACTCTTCTTGGTGTCGTCAGTGGCATCGCGGAGCTGCATCTGCACCTCGCGCCAGTCCATGGTCTTACCCGTGGAAAGCTCCACGCGCTGCGTGAACTGCTGGATCTGCGAGTTAAGGTCGACGGCCCCCTTAATCGACGCACCGAACGCGAACGCCCCTCCGAACGTGAGTGCGCTCTTGAGCATGCCACCCATGCGCGAGCCCAGTGCTGAGAAGTCTTTAGTCATCCGACTAAGACCCGCGTTCAGCGGTGAGAACGAGCGCGCGGCCTTGCGCGCCTCCTGCTCGGTCTGGTCACCGATGCGCTTGATCGCCGTCGTGTAGTTTCCGCCGTCCAGGTCGAGCTTGACGGAGGCGACTTTCGTTACTGCCATCGGCCTCTACCTCCGTCGCTTCGTCCCGAGAATGTCCGCTAGCTGCTCTCCGGAGAGGATGCCGAGTTGGATATCCAGCGCTGCTGCACCCACGAGGGAGCGAGCGGAGAGGCACAGGCTGCCCTTGCCGAAAGCGCTATGCAGCTGGCCTGCCCGAAGCCAGGCATACCGGCTAAAGGGCTCGGCTCACCTCGGCGCGCCACCTCGAGAATCGTCTCCCACGCCTCGTCCGCGTTCAGAGAACCGAACCGGCCGTCGACCACGTCGATCAAGAGCTCGTGGCGGTTCCACGTCTCCGAGAGCTCGGCGAGCAGGTACCGCTCAAACAGGTCCTTGCCGTGCTGCATGTGCTGAATAAACGGCGGCTTCGGGTCGCGGATGATGTGCGCCAACATCTCGAACTTCTCGAGCTCGGCTACCAGGTCCTTGTCTCTGTCGAGATCGAGGTTCAGATTGCCCGCCCACTCCCGCGAGTCGACGCGTGCTCGGAATCGGCGCGGGTTGTCGATCACCTTGAGGGCGACATCGACGGCTTCGATGCTGCCGTCCTTCTTGCGACGCCGGATCTGGTGAGGGAAGTGCAGGGCCCCCTCGTGCTCGAGCACGCCGAGACCGTCCCACAACACACCCAGGAGCTGCTCGGTCGCCTTGTCGATGCGTTCGTCTGCCACGATGCCCCCTAGTTGGGCACCTTCTTGCCGACGAAAGTGAACGAGCCCTTCGTTGCGTCATCGATCGAACCGTTGATCTGCACTTCCTGGAATGCCCCGTTGTACGTCCACACCTCGCCGTGTGGGATCTTGACGCGCAGCTGCTTGAGCTGCCGCTTCTCGACCATCCGCACATAGTCGCGCTCGAGGCCGTCCTCACCGATGACGAAGTTCGCTGAAACCGCAGACTCGCCGGGTCCGAAGGTAATGCCACCCTGTGGATTCCGCAGCGTATGGACCTGTTTCGCTCCGTTGTTGGTGCGGGCGTTGAAGTCCGTGACTTGTCCCAGATCGCCACTGCCCATGGCGATGTAGGACTTCGGAAAGAATACCTGCTCGGTGTTGGCCACGGGTGCGCTACTCCTTGCTCACCACCGCGCCGATCTTGGCGAGCGGCTTGATGATCTTCAGCGGAACGAAGACGTTTAGCTGACTCTCATCGGTCGAATCGATCTCGACGATGAGTTCGCCGCTCGCGATCGTCTCCTCGAGGCGAGCCCGTTGGACGATCCCGTTGTCGGCGTGCAGATGCATTCGAGAATGCACCCAGGCCCGCGCGTCCTTTTCTTCGACGACCCCCGGGGGCAGGTCGTTGTCGCCAGGCGGAAGGTCGGGAGTGATGCTCGCGTTCGGGAACTCCTGAGGCATGGCGGTGCGGATGTCGTCGCCGACGAACTGCGCACCGTACGTGTCGGACATGTGGTGCGCGCGGAAGTCCGGATTGCCACTGAAGAGAGAGTGCGTGGTGATCGGCTTGACCAGGAACGGACGGTTGGTGCGTCGCGCGAGACCCACGACGCTCACTCCGTTGTTCAACAGGTCCTCGACCTCAGGTCCGGTGAGCTTGTCGGCGGCGATGTTCTTGGGGCCAACCAACGTCAGGTATTCGTTGCCGATGCGGTTGTAGTTCGCCCTCTGAGCCAGGCCCGCCAGGGTGTCGCCAGCTTCCTCGCCCGCGAGTTCGCATGGCAATGATTGGAAGGCCTGCCCATAGATGTACTCGAACACAGGAGAGTTTCGGTTGATGGCTCCCGCCTTGACGTTCGCGATGCTGCCAGTGTGCCCGACGAGACCAACCTGCAGGAGCGCGTCGAGCCCCGAGTCGAGCCCCTCGATGTGTACGCGCATTCTGTCGGCGTTGCTCGAGCTCGTGGCGTCCGAAGCGTCGGCATTGGACAGACCGCCGACGATGATCGTGTACTGCTCGGTATTCACGAGTGCGAGCACGTTGGTGAAGTCGGGCTCGATGGTGCCGCCAGCGAGAGCGGTACCACCGGCGGCAATCACACCGCCGGTACCCCCAACCGTGAACGCCATGCCGGTCGTGATGTCGTTGCCCCAGGGACCGGCAGATCGTGCGTCGAGGTCCAGATCCCCGGCGCCGGCTCCGGCCGAAGCGATAACAGGCAAGCCCTGCCCTGACTTCTGGTTGACCAGCGACACGGCCCGATCGCGGGCGACAGTGGGGGACTCGCCCGGATTCCAGGGGACGTCGACGTAGATGCCCTTGACATCGATCGTGACGACGCTCGACGCCGTGGGCGCCGTCGTAAACACGTGCGTAATGCTCGCCGCCGCACCGGCTCCGACCGCGGGTGCGACGATATCGACCGAAGCCAGCGGGTACTTCTTGAAGAGCCCCTTGGCGGTCAGATGACCTTGCCCATCGACACCATGGGAGATCGCAGCGTCGTCGGGCCCGAAGATTTGACGCACCACCGTGTCCGGAGTGATGTCGCCGTCCGCCGTGTTCTTCGGAGCGATGATCAGCGCGCGATTGACGGCCGCCCCGGGTCCGCTCACACCGCCAAGCAAGTCGATGGTGAGAAAGAACCCCGGCGTTTTCACCGAGGAAGCGACGGCCTTAGCTACCATCGGTCAGCTCCTCGTTGACGGCCGGCGCCTCACCGCTCACGGGCGCGGTCGGAGCAGCCGTCTCCGCCTGCTTCGTCGCTGCCGCATCGGCCTTCCGCTCGGCCTCCGCCTCGTCTTTTCGGCGCCGGACCTCCGCTCCGCGTTTCCGCTCGGCGTCCTCCTGCGCCTTCAGGAAGGCCCGGTAGTCGGCCTCGGTGCGCTGGATCAGGGATCCTGCTCTCAGCGCCCGGCCGTACTCCCGGCCATATTGCGCCATCTCCTCGCGGGTGATCGCGACCACCTCGTCGGGGCGATAGCGAATGGTCCGCCCGTTCTTGTCGGACGGATCCCGCTCCGCGGCGATCATGGTCCCGGGACCGAATCGCGTCACCGGCACGGGGTTTTTCGGGTCGAGACTGACGAACAGGGCGAAGCGCGACAGGTCCACGAGGGACAGCGCTACGGCATCAGGAAAGTAACGTCGATTTTCTGGCCCTCTGGCAGCGGGCCCTCGGCCTCGAGGATGTCCACGTAGCGGGACCGGAGCCATGGGGCGAACGTGCGGGCGTCCTGACGGCAGAGTGCGATTGCGGAGCGCAGGGTCACCGCGTACACGTAGGCGCTCGGACCCCTCGTGAAGCGTGCGCGCTCGAGCACTTCGACCGAGCCGGACGATGCGAGCAGCTCGCCGTCGAGGTTGCGCCCGACGTCGGTGAGCGACTCACTCACCGCGACCATGAGGTCGAGACCCTCTCGCCGGCGCCGGGGATCGGCGTCGGTGCGGCTCGTGATGATGTAGGCGGCGAACTGCTCAAAGTTGAGCGTCACGCCGCTCTGCACTCGGGACGAGCCCCGAGACATCCCAGTCGTGCGCCCCTCGACTGGAGTCGAGCGAAACCAGATGAGCAGCACCGCCGGGAATCGCCCAAGCTTTGCGTCAAAGAAGTCCTTGGCCTGGGTACCAGTCTCGAGGTCCTCGAAGAACCGCACCTCTTTGATCCAGCCCTCGGCGCCACCCGTGAAGTCGGCCGTCACGGTCACGGTTGGCTCAAGCCCGGCCACATCCGGGTACCACCGCAGGACGTCGCCTGCCTTGAGGTTTGCCCACTTGCCGCCGACGTTCGAGACGAGCGTCACCTGCGTCCCTGCGCTCGTTACCGTCCACTCGCCGCCCTCGTTGTGCGGGAGCTCGGTGGCCGGGTCTGCGTCGGTCTTGAACGGCCAGTGATACATGGCCGCTCCGTCTCGCACCGGCACCAGGTAGGTGTTTCGCGGCACGACCACGTCCGCCCCGGTCGCCTTCGCCGTGACGGCCCCGGTGCCCCTAGTGCCCGTGAGCGGGTGCAGTTGCGCCATGTAGGCGTTCGCCAGGTCCTCGATGGTGTTCATGCGCCGATCACGTCCTGCAGCAGCATCTCCGCCACGCTGTCGGTGAAGCCCTCGAAGTCGATAGCGGTGAAGTCACGCAGGGGGATCTTCGTCCGAGGTTCTTTGCTCACATGATAGATGGAGTAAGGCACGTCGGTGCCCGCAGCGGCCTCCGAGGGCCCGCTCGACGGTTGGATCGAATTGAATAGGACCGCGGTGTCGCGAAGGATGGTGTAGGGCTCGGTCCCGCGGCGCGACGACTTGGTCGAGTCGGCCAAGTCCTCCCACCTCTTTCCGCCGGCGACCGCGCCCTCCTCGAGGAACACCTCCTCGATCTGGGCGACGAGCTCCTCGGCAATCGACGGCGTGAAGTGAGCGAGGTTCTGCCCGCGCGCCTCGAGCTGGCGGACCACCTCGACGAGATCCGACGCGTCGTAGCTGACGCCGGCGAGGTCGGCCATCAGAACCCGCCCGGGCCAGGCTTTCCCGAGGCCCTGTCGGCCGCACTGGCGGCGAACACGAAAGGAGGGTCGGCGGCGTCGATGCCGGCGCCCACACGCTTGTTCTTCACGCCCACCGCGGCTTCGGAAGGGATCCGTAGGTCCGCCTTCTGCATTGCCTTGAGGCGCTGGATCGCCCGTTCGCGCACCTGGTGAAAGCGCCCCTGTCCCTGGTCGTTCAGCCATTCGCTGCGCCGCTCGCCGGCGTACCCCATCGCGATCGCGGCGGCAGTCCGGCGCAGCGTCTGGTCGGCGACGAGCTGGTCGAGGTCATCGTCGGTGTACCCCTTGCCCTTGAGGTGGGCGCGCACGTCAGCGTCCGCATCGGCGAGCACTTCGGCGACGATGCTGGCATCCGCAACACCGTCGCCGTCGTCGTCGAAGAATTGCAGCCACTGGTCCGCCGAAAAGCGAGCCTTGACCGCGTCCTCGTCAACGAAGCCCGCCATGGGATTACGCCGAGCGCTGCGCCCTGGGCGGTGGCTTGACCGAGATCAGCCCACGCCGCCCAAGCGTGCGCAGCCGGTCGCGTGAGAGCAGTCCCTTCGGCACCCGCTGCCCGATTCCTAGGTGGATCCGGCGACCGCTCTTTTGCACCATGATCGGGTCGCGCACGTACAGCGTCTTGCCGTTCGCCGTTTCCTCCCACTTTGGCGGCGGCTCCTCGACCTTGTCCGGCACATCCGGATCGCCGAGAGCAGCGATTGCCTCCTCGAGCTCCTCGGGTGAGTCATCGGATGCATCGTCGACGTTGTCGAAGTCGACGTCATCGAGACTCGCCGTGTGAGCCTGGGCCTGCTCTTGCGCCTTTCCGGTTCGCTTACCGCGCTTATTGTTGGTTGCCATGTTTCTTGCCTTTCTAGAAGGCCGTGGCAACCCGCGCGAACGACTCGGCCGGCGCTACGGCCAGTGACCCAATCAGGTCTTGACGTTCTTGATCAGCCCGCCGCACACGTCGCTGATCATCTTCACGTCTTCGGCGTGGCCCGCTACGAGCATGGTGCTGCCCTCGAGACCTTCCTCCTCGACCTGATATTCGCGACTGGTGTAGCCGGTGCCGCTCTCACCGCGACGGCGGAACGTCTGAATCGTACGCACCGACATTGGGTTTCCGTCCGCACCAGGCGGGTTGCAGGTGAGCACCACGTCATCACCGAGAACGAAGTCGAGCAGTCCCGTGCTCTCGTTCAGCTGCTTCTCTGGCGTGACGTGGAACGGAGGGAATCCCGGGATGACGAAGTCGAGCTGCATCTGGGCGCCCGCTCCCTTGACGGCCTGCGCCTGCGGCGCGTTGTCGCCGAGCATCTGCCGCATGTGGTCGCGCACCGACGGGTGCCGCAAGAAGATGTGCGCCCCCACGGGTGCCATCCAAATGTCCGTGACGGGCTGCGCGGAGGCCTCGATCCGCGTCTCCAGGTCGAGGATCGGGTCGCTGTTCAGCGGGTCATCCCACGCCGTCGCAAGCGTCACGCGGTTGGCTGCGTTCCAGCTGGCGGTGTTCCGCAAGATCGTCCACACCCGGGACTCACGGTCGAGACCGAGGCCACGCGCTACGATCTGCCCGCTTGCCTGCTTGAGGTCGTAGTTTGCCTGCGCCGCCGTCACCTTGGGGATCAAGCTGCCGAGCTGGCGCTCGAGCACCGTGTAGTCGAGCAGCGTGGACTCCGGGTCGATCTGCCGCACCCGGCTGCGCCGGGACCCTTCGACGTTCACGGTCTTGAACATGTTGTTCAGGCCGAAAAACCGGAACTTGTCGGTGTCCTTGTCAACCAGGAAGACGGGCGCCACCTCGTCGGCCCGCAGCCCGAAGGGAGAGAACCCGGCGATATAGGTGTCCAGCTCCTCCTGGATCGTGACGTCCGAGGGAGACAGCGCCAGGGTGATGGTCTCGCCCGCGCGCCCGATGCCGGGCTGGTCCGCCGCGAGCATCACGCTCATGGTGGCTGCCTGTGCGATTCGTCGAAGTTTCATGGTGCGTTGCTCCCTATGCTGCTCTCTGGACTAGGCTCCGTGTTGCTGGCCTGGTGCGACGAGGGTTGCCTCGATGAGGTCGCCGGCGACTCCGCCGGTCGTTTCGGAGATGGCGCCGACGCACTGGAGATCGGCGGAGACTGGGATTGCGCGACCGGTCCCGTCGGAAGTGAGTTTGATCCCCTCGGCCGCCACGGCGGCGCCGATCTCGAGGATCACGGTACCCAGGCTCCTGGCGATGTCGCCGTTGGCCCCGTCCGCGATGTTCTCGAGTGAGACGCCCTGGATGACATCCGTCGCAGCTGCCGCCAGCTGGACAGCGTCAGGCCCGTTGCCCGGGTCGTTCTTGATGAACCGGTGCGGGGGTACGGCGACGCCGCTGCGGTTGCGGCCAGGGACGATATGGGGCGTGTCTTGTCTCAGTTTCGGCATTGCCTTCGCTCCTGGGTGACCTGGGTGATTCCCCCGCCGCTAGGCGGACAGTTGCGTGTTGCTCGTGAACACCACGCCGCTCTCTCGGAGCGCGCGCAGCTCTCGGAAAGCGTCGTCGCGACCGAGCCCCTGGTTTTGGCTGCAGAGGTAGGACACGGCCCGCTCGGTGTCGTTGCGGCCCGCGTGCTTGCTGACGTCGACCACCTTGCCGCCGCCGGTGGCTCGGTTCGCGTCGTTGCCGAGCGCGAGCGTTCGCGTCTCGGAAGCCGCCGGTGGCGTGAACTGCGCGCCATCGGGGCCGGCAACGAGCTGCGTGAGCAGGTGAGCGTGCTTCGCCTCGGGCACGCCGTAGTGCGTGAGGAACGCCTTGCGACCGGTTTCCCTGGCATTCGCGAGCAGCTTGCCCCGGTCGGCCACACCCTCGGGCACCTTCGCGGACTCCTCCCGGATGAGCACAGCGCGATGCGAGGACAACGCGACGGAAGCCGACTTGTCGAAGCCCTTGGAGGTCAGCGCGGCGTTGACGTCCATCTCGGCCTGCGCCTCGTCGACCTTGGTCTGTTGCGCCAGGGCGGCGTCGAGCTCCGCCTTGACCGAGTCAAGCTTGCTCGCCGCGTCTCGCAGTTGGGCCACGTTCTCGAGGGCGGCCGGGGCGTCCTTCACACCCAGAGCACCGAGGATGCTCTGCAGGTCACCGCCGGCGGATGCCAACTCCTGCACAGCGCTCTCGACGTCCGCATCCTCCTGCAGCATCCGGACTGAAAGCGTCACGCGGCTTTTGGTGAGGATTGCGGCCAGTTTCTTTCCGAGGTCACTGAGTCCCATGGCTTCTCCGGGTGGTGCTTTCGACTGCGTCGACTGATCGCCCTCTGCCAGCCCCCCGGCAGCCTTGCGAATTTCCGCGCCTAGCTCTTCGAGGGTCGAAGTGACGGGCAGACCGAAGGTCGTACGCAGGGCGGCGATGAGGTCGTCGACCTCGAGACCCTGCGGGGGGATGCCAGCTCCGCTCGCCCAGCCGAGCACCTTCTCGACCTCGGCCATTGTGGCGGCCGTGTCGGCGGTCGCCGGCAAGCCGAGCAGCTCGCGCGTCTGCTCCAGCGCCTTCTCGGTGGATCCGGCGGGGTAGCCATAGAACTGGGAGAGCCCCCTGAGCCCCATCCGGGCAGCGGCGATCGGAATGGGCGTCAGCTCAGTGAGGAACGGCTGATTGGTGAACGCGATGCTGGTGATCTTCGGGCCAATATCGTTGCCGGAGACCCCATCGATGGCCTTTGGGTTGAAGGCGATCGAGACGTACTGATACTCCTCGTCGGCGATCTGCTGACGGACCTTCTTTCCGAGCTTCGTAAGCGCCCAGAGCTGCGCTTTGCCGTCGCTACTCTGGCGCACCTCGAGGTCGCGAGCCCACGCTGGGGCAGGCGTTCCGCTCTCGGGAATCGCCCCGAGGAACGCAGCCATTTCGCTGGCGTGCTCGTAGTCATACGGCACGACGGGAGATGAGCCGTGGCCGTCGTCGCCGAGCTTGAAGCGCGCATCCGCCTTGAAGTTGCGGACCATGGTGGCGAACACATCCGCGTTGAGCGCGAAGGGACCGGACTTGTGGCCTCGATACTCGCCCTCGGTGGCCACGTGGATCCACTTGACCTCGGGCACCTCGGCGCCGACCGAGGCCTCCTCGAGGCGGATCGACGCGGCAAGCAGGAACGGGCGAAGCATGGCCTAGACCCTCGGCGGCCAGTTCCAATGGCCGGGCTTCGGTTCGGGCGAGTAGGGGACCAGGCGATTGAAAAACTGCCCGGTGGGGTTGAGCACGCAGAGCCCGACCCTGCCCTCGCTATCGCCCTCGACCTCGGTAATGATCGCGGCGCGCGGTTCTGGCAGATACTCGCCGCCGGGCGTTCCGTAGCTCTGGTAGTGGACGATGCGTCCGATGCTCGGAGTCATCAGCCCACCGTCCCGGCGCGCTTGAGCAACCAGTCCGTGCCGTCGAACTGAACCTCGGCGAAGCCGACGAGGGAGGCGGGGAGCACGACGATCGTCCCGCTACCAGTCCCCCCGTTGGTGAGGGTCAGGGTGAACGCCTCGGCGTCCACGCGAGTGATCGTGATGGTGTCGCCGGCCTTGGCGCCAGTCGGCTGCACGACCGGCGCGCGGTTCGCGGTCAAGGTCGCGGCAGGGAGGCGCCGCCAGCGGCCCTGGCTCACGAGGATATCGTTCGCGTTGTCGCCCAGGTCGGCACCTGGGTCCTTGATTTCCGCCTGCAGGCGGGCGAGTAGCTGAGCGCTCATGGCCGGCGACGCTACGGACGCCGCCGGTGCCTCGCGAATATCAGGACTGTTCGACGACGATCGTGGAGCTACGCGAGAAGTAGGCCGGGAGGGCCTCGAAGAAGCGCTTGCCGTCGTCTGGACCGACCAACCCACGCCTATCACGCACGACGCGCTGCTCGAGCATTCTGCGCAGCTGACCGGAGCCCCGCTCCCACTTGATGGAGACCCTGTCTCCCTTCAGTTCGAGCGTTGCCTCGAGGCGGCGATCCGAGCCGTCCTGGTTCTGCGATGAGATGGTGAGTGTCACTTGATCAGCTTGTCGATGGTTTGGAGCTCTGCCGAGTCTATCAGCTCACCCGGAGCGCTGAACGACAGCTCGATTGTATGAGCGATGTCAGGGTCTTCCACCTTCTCGAGGACATCCCGAGTGAGCCTACCCGTCTGCTGCAGGTGACGGGCCCGTACCAGGGCGGCCCGCCGAGCTGGCTTGGGTATGCCCCGGCGCTCCAGGATGCGATTCAGATCCTTGAGCTTCAGACCTCGCACGCGCTTGAGGATGTCGCTGTCTAGCCCGACCAGGTCGGCGCCGGGAACGCTCCGAAACCCCTCCGGGAACTGGAGCGGGAAAGCGAGCCCGTTGTCGATGGCAATGCAGCGCCCATCCGGCCGGATCATGGCATTACCCAGGTGGCGATCGCAGTTGGCGGAAATGAAGTCGAGCGCCGTGGTGCGGTTGGCCGTCTTGGCCTCGGCGACGGTGCCAAGTGGTGATTTCAGGAACGTCTTCGCGTCGCTGGCGAACTCCTGAAAGCTGCCGACGCCCATGCCGGAGCCAGATAGGTCCGCGGCGATGGTCGTCGGCACAACCGTCGCTCCCCCCAGCGCGCGATCCAGGTCATAGGCCGCTGCCTCGCGCTTGTAGAACCCTCCCTCCTCCCACGTGTCACCCAAGCCCGTCTCGCCGGAGGCGGGCTTGTAAACTGCCCTGATCGTCTTTCCGTCGGCTGTCTCCAGCTCGACCAGCTGGGTCTGATTGATGCCGCCTCGGAGCCGCTGCTGCGCCCCTCGCACTTTCGCCGACTCCATCTGCTGCGCCAGGCCTGGGGCGGGACGCTTGGGAGCTGGGCGGTTGCGCGGTCTTCTCGGCGGTGGGATGCGTGCGGGAGGGCTTGGCTGTTGAGCGACTGAACTGGCTGGACGACTCGGTACGCTGAACGACCTACGGCCACCGCCGCTCCACCCCGGATCGGGCAGGGGTGTCGGCATGTCCTCACCGCGTACGATCGTGAGCCCCTTTCGCATGCGCAGCGACCGCACGCGGCATCTGCAATTAAATCCACTGGGCGGATAGGCTCGCCGCCACCAAGGGTCGTCTGCTCGCAGTACCTTGCGATGGGCGCCCTTGTGCGTGACGCGGCTCCGACTGTCGGCGACCGAGATCCACTGCCACAGCGGCCGCAGCGCGAGCACCTGGGGCTGGGTTTGCTGCTGGTAGCGCCCGCCGTTGTAGGCCGACATGGCGCCAGTCCTGAACACGGTCTCGACGTGACTCGGGTTGCGCGGAGTCCACCCGGCGGACTCGAGGCGCTCGTTGACCGCCTTGCGGAAGTCCCGCAGCTCCGCCCCCTTCGCGACCTGGCGCACGAGCTCCCGCTTGACGGTGTCGACCACGCGCTTGCTCGCGGCGCCGGCGACCGTGAAGGCCTGCGTCCGGGCCTCGTCGGTCATCGCGTCGAACACGTCGCGCGTGACGGGTGAGCGCCGCTCGAAGCTCGCGATAGCGTCGTCGATCCCCCGGTGAGTGAACCTCGGCTGCGTATCGAGCAGGATCGGGTGATAGCGTGCTGACACGTACGCACCGAACCGGGCCGGAGCGACGAGGTCGTCCTCCTCGGCCTCGTAGTCCGCATCGAGGGCACCGAGCATGCCCCCGTGCAGGCTCGCGTCGCCGAAGGCCTGGGCGAACGCGTCGCGGTCGAACCGCTTCGCCGCGCGGTCTATCGCGCGCTTGATGGCCGCCGGATCGTCGAGGTCCTCGATTGCCTCGAGCAGCTCATCGACCCACGAGCGAACAGCCCGGGTTGCCTTGCGCACCCCGCGCTCGACGATGGCGTCAGGGGAGCCGAACACCGTGTCGGGCTGGGCTGCGAGCAGGATCCGCCCGCCGCAGTCAGAGCACGACGCGGCCGGCATCGTCCATCGCCCGCCACGGGGCGCCCGCCTTGGCCCTCACGACGCCGCAGTCGCGGCACTTGCGCTTGCGCCCATGCCCGCAGCTGTCTGCCTTCGAGCTGTTGAGCGCGCTGGCGACCTCCGCTCGCTCCTCGATGTCGGGCGGGGGCTCCGCCGGCATCTGCCGCGAGTCGCCGATCGCCTTCCAGGCCACCGCCCACTTCGGCTCGCCGGTGGCCTCGTCGAGCTCCACGTCGCGCGATCGCTCCACTCCGCACATGGGGCAGCGGTTGGGCCGGCCGTGCTCGCACCGCTCGATCCCGAGCTCGGTCATCTTGCGGGCGAGGTCCCGCGCCTCCTCGGGCGTGTTCGGCTCGGGATCGCCCGTGGGGGGCATCTGCGAGGGGGGCTCCTCGATGCCCGGGAGGGACTGCTGTGCGGGTCCTGGTGGCGCTGGCGTGCCTTCGGGCAGGTTCACCTCGGCGGTGGGCTCGGGGCGGAGCTCTCCCGGCTGCGGAGCCTTGCCGGGCGGGTAGACGACCGCGATTCTCGGAGCCGGAGCCGGTTGTCCCATGGGCGCCTCGGGGTGCACTTGCACGAGGATCGCCTCTCCCTCGTTCGGCGGGCGGAAGCCCGAGCGCTCTCGGGCGTCATCGACGCCGACCGCGAGCCCGATACTCGCCGCCTTCTCGATCGTGTCGAGTTCTTCCTTTGGATCCTTGCGCTGCTCAGGCTCGATGAAAAACCGGGGGGCGTTGATGAGCTCGTGCGGGCCGCGGTTCACGGCGATGATCGCGTCGACGAGGTAGTCCTCGATGCTCTCCGCGCAGTCGGCGCCGTCGCCCTCGATTATGAGGTCCTCCTCGGTCTTGTGCACCTCGGATTGGTTCGAGCCGAGGCCCGCCGGCTGGGCGTCGGTGGTGCTGGTGGAGCCGAGTACGAGCTTGGAGATCGTGAGCTCCGCGTGCTCGATGGTGTCCTTGTGCACCTCGCCCTTTGCGTCAGGCGAGACCACCGTGGCTCTGAGCCCGCGAGCGAGTCGCGCCGTGTTCGTCGCTCCGAGCGCCTGCAGCGCGTCGAACGACTCCTCGAGGTCCTCGTCGTTTGGGTTCTCCTGGTCCTGCTCGAGGATGCGCCAGGGCTTGCCGAACAGCTCCATCAGGATCAGCCGCTCGCGAACGCCGAACCGGCTGAAGAAAGTCCAGTACAGGATCCGCGGGCAGAGCCCCTCGCGCTCAGGGTAGTCGCTGAAGAGACGCGGCTTCCGCACAACGAACTTGAAGGGGACTCCGCGCTCGATGGGATAGCCGGCGGTGTCCGAGAAGTCTCCACCCCACTGGTCCGCATCAACGATGCGCAAGTCGCGCTGTTGCCCGAACGAGAGCCGCCGAGGATGCATCCAGTGGAGGTCCACCGCCCGGTAGGGCCACGGGCCGCCGACGAACTGCCACTCGACCTCGAGCGCCGAGCGGCCGTCGAAGCTGGCCCATGCCAGATCTCGGAGCCGCGAGCGAAAGCGCTTGAGCCCCCGCATCTGGCTCTCGACCTCGCGTTGGTAGTCGCGGGCCTTGTCTCGATCGACGCCGGCGCCGCTGGCCGGTTCGGTGCGCCAGGGGAGGGAGGTCACCCGGTTGAGGCGCTTCTGCAGCACCGAGTTCGCGTGGCCGCTGAGGCTGATCGACTCGCGCCCGAGGTCCGCCATGGGGCGCATGAACCCGTTGTTCGCCGACCGGATCGTGTAGTCGATGCGGCTGAGGTCGAGGCTCCGGCCGTAGTGGGTCCGGTAGTTCTCGATGCGCTTCAGGTGCGAGTGCTGCACCGTCACGAGCGCCTGCCGGTCGAGCGCCTGCGGGTGCTTCGGGGGGAGTGCGGTCAGGGTGCGGGCCTGCGTGTCGCGGCGCTGGATCGTCTCGAGCTGCGTTCGTCGCCGCGGGATGTATCGGTGCACCCGGCGACGCTATGGCGCACGCTACTGTGCGCCGAAGAACTGGCGCACGCGGCGCACGAGCGCTTCACCGGCGCGTCGGCCTCGGGCTCCGGGGGCGGTTTCGACCAGGAGCTCGCGGCTCAGGCGCGTCGCCTCGTGCCTGTGGGATACGGCGGACCGCTCGAGCTGATCGGCAATGGCGCGCAGCTGCTTCGCTGTGTGCTCAAGGGCCTCCGCTCGGCCTTGGGCGCGGCCTACCTCGATGAGGGCGGGAGTCTTGGAGGTCATCGCCTCAGCTCCTTCGCCTTCCGGATGAGGATCGAGCGTATCTGCTGGGCGCGCCGGCGGCCACCGCTGAGGGAGGGCTCGACGGGTTCAGACTCGACGGCGAGGTGGTCCAGCACGAGCGGCACGGCGCCGTCCGGTGTGTTCAGCACGGCCACGATTAGACCCCGGGCGCCCTGGCCCGGCAGGTCCGCCCAAACGGTGCCCTCGGTGAACTCCACCGGCTCGAGTCCCGTGAGCGAGCGCAGCTCGTCGCGGTCCGGAGTGAGGCGCTGGCCCTGGAAGGGATCGGGGTGCGGTCCGGCTGACGAGTGCACAGCGTTGACCCCCGTCCCCTGTGCAGCAGTGATGCGCCACTCGCTGATATGCCGGGACAGGTCCCTGACCACTTCGGAAAGAGTCGTGACCCCCGCGTCGAGCTTCAGGGCGAGATCACGGCTGCCCGTGATCTCAGCGGAGACGTAGCCTATGTGGCGCGAGCGCCCACGGTGCCACCGCACCACGTAGGCCAGTCTATCGAACATACGCTCAAGCTCCTGGCTCGGAGGCAGGCGCACGGCAGGGCGTGCGGGCGGCCATGTTTCAAGTCTCAGGTCCTCGGGGGGAGTGGCGACGGGCTCCTCTCTCGCTCGCACCCGCACGCGCTGCCGGGTCTCATCGATCAGCCTCTGCCGGGTCTCATCGATCAGCCTCACGATGTCCGACTCCGTCGAGTCTCTGGACACCAGTAACTGCAGCGGAGGCAGGTTTGGGTTGTCTGGCTCGAGCTGTAGCCGCGTCCACTGGCCGCACTGGACGACCGCGCGCAACGTCGGACCTCGGTTCAGCTTCCACATGAGCTCGACCACTTCCTCACGCTTGCATTCTCCAAAACTCGGAAATCTCGACATTCATTCCTCCTAAAACGGCGACTCCGCCAGATGCGAAGTCTTGCGGCCGCTGCGGGCCGGAGCTCCTCGAAGCCCTCCGAGGCCTCGCTTGAGTGCGCCCGCTAGGGCGGGGGCGAAGTCGCAGTGTCTCCCGTCCGTAGTCTTGGGCAGCACGATCGCGTAACCGCCCTGGGTGACGCGCTTCTTCACCGCGCGCAGGTCGCGTATGAGCACCTTGTGGGCCGGCAGCTCGATGCGCTCGGTGTGAACGAACGTCGCCAGGTTGGTGTAGCTCTCGACCTTCTTGGCCTGGGTCGATTGATCCACTTCGAGGGCGAGCCCGTGCCGGCGCGCGAGGTCGCGGTTGCTGGCCGAGGCGTACTGGTCGGTCGCCGCGCTGGTGAGCTGGTAGCTCTTGCAGACCGCCGCGATCTCTTGGAGGCACTTGTCGGGCCGCGTGCCTCTCCACTCGTTGGCGTAGGCCACGATCGCTCGCGGTAGCAGCTTGCCGCCCCGCTGCTCGGCGACGATCCGCAAGACGACCAGCGTCCAGGGGTTGCCGCGCGACTCACCGTCGCTCGGGTCGATGGCCGCGGCGTACCGCCCGCCGAACTCGAACGGGAGCTCCACGGGGCCCTTTCGCGTGCAGGCCTTGAGCGACACGGGGTTGAGCAAGCCCGCCTCAGGATCCGCGAACTCGCCCATCACGTCGGTTTGGTAGGCGAGGGGGTCGACCTCGGCGAGCTCGTCGCACCGCTCGGGCGTCCACCACTTCGGGTTGAGCATCGGCCCGGTGCCGCGCATCACGACCATGCCCTCGGTGGGGTGCCCGAACCCTTCCTCGACCATGTCGAACACCGGCCCATACGGCGCCCATGGTGAGCCGATATAGAGCGCCTGGGCGCCGGGCAACAGACGCCCGATCACTGCCGTGCGTGCGTCCTCGAGATTCACCACGCTCGCCTCGCGGCCCGTCATGCGTGGCGCCTCATCGAAGACGGCGCCGGCGGACCAGCGGGCGACAAGGCCACCGCCGGCGCGAGCACCGGCCACCACCTTGATCTCGACTGGGCGCCCGCTCGGGTGGCGCACGAGCACCGTGTCCGAGGCGTGGTCGAGCACGAGGGCGCGCAGGCGCCTCGACTCCATCATGGTGTCGCGAATGAGCTTGAGCGGGACGGCGGTCACGTCGAGCTTGAGCGAGACCAGCGACACGCGCGGGATCTCACCCGGACCGAGCGAGGCGAGGTCGACCGTCTGCGACATCCGGATCGCCGCGGCGCACGAAATGATCGTCTTGGCGCCTCGGATGGCGGCCAGGAAGCACACCTCTCGGGGTGGACGACCCGGCACGTTCTTGACGGCATCTGGTCCACCGAGCAGCTCACGCACATCGGCGTGCTTCGCGAGCCCCTCGAGGGGGCGCCCGTCGAGCACCCGGCATGCTGCGAGTTGCGCCGGCGTTGCCTCGGCGATGTTGAAGGCCTCACTACTCGTGAGCAGCCACTCGGTCGTGAGGTTCTGCCGTAGCGACTTGAGGGAGCGACGCCGCTCGAGCTCGAGGCGAGCTCGCACGCGGGCTTCGAGCGCGTCGCGGGTGGTCATTCACTCGTCCCCCGGCCTTTTCCCGGTCCTCGAGAACCGGTCGAGCTCCTCGTCGGTCCAGCCCTCGTACCCCGTGATGTTGATGGGGATGGTCTTCTGCACGTCGAGCCCGAGCAGCTTGGCGCGGCGCTCCATGATCTTGATGACCCGGTCAGTGGCCTGCGTGTCGCCCTTCGAGGCGGCCGACCAGAGCGCGTGCAGGAGAGCGTCGAGACGCTGCAGCTCAAGCTCGAGGGCTTCCGATGCAGGCACCCGAATCGCCTCGGCCATGCCGGTCTGCCACGCCTTGTACGCCGCTCCCTTGTCGGCGTAGCCGACCTTCTTGGCAATCTGCTCGAACGTGTGCCCCTGCATGCGCATCTCGAGGCACTTTATGCGTTTGCGGTGGGCTTCTATGTTCGCCGGCTTCGAGCGCGGCGGGGGCTTCTTGCGGCCCTTCTTGGGGGATGGCTTGGTTGTCCTCCCTTGGGTTCTCTTAGGCGCCATGGGCCCGTCTCCGCCTCACCCCTGCACCTCGGGCCTGAACTTGGCCGTCCAGATCGTGGAGTCGACGTCGTCGCTGGACGCCCGTACGGTCGCGAGCTCCCACGGCTGCGCCGGCGGGCACACCTCGACGCGGTCGACTCCCGCCGCGCGGCAGACCACCCGCACGATCGCGGAGTCTTTCTCGGTGAGCACGACCCGAGCATCCTTCGGCGCGTTCATGACCTGAATGCGGGGCGTGACGATGCCGCGGCCGACTTCACGGTGCTTCTTGGTGCGCGGCGGAGTCATGCGCCCGTCCATGTCCGGGAATCGCAGCTGCGTGCACACGTTGCCCTGACCGTCCTTGATGGTGCACAACAACCT